AAGGTAAAGAAATTAGAGATTTGCAGGTGTCAAAAATGTATGACAAATCCGTCACATTCGAGAAATCGAATACTTCGGGTACTTCCTCGAATGTAGAATGAGAGAATTTAATCCCCTCCGCCACCACGTCGATTTTTTGTTGGGGTGGGAGTCCCCCTCCATTTCCTTTATTACCTGTTATTATAATAGTTCCCATTTTCTATATTGTTAGTTTGCTTTTATGTTACTTTTACATTCTTCCACGTATTGATAATATGCTTGAAACTCTGATGTCTTTGTATCCTTTTGACGAAGTAGAGCTAATTCGTCATTAATACTATCCTGAAAATCTTCGTCAGGCATTTGATAGTTTCTTACAACACTTAGTTGCCCTCTTACAAAAATTCCAGAGTTAAATATAGCATATAATACTCCATCTTTAAGTATATTATTTACTCTATTTACTCCATTGTAAGATACTTCATAGGTATTACATTCACAATCTTGATAAATAAATTTAAATTTTATTTGAGAGGGATCTAATGGTTCCCCTCTCAAATCTACAAAATTTAATCTTATTTTAAAATCATCATTATGACTTATATTCATAGTGCTAATCAATGCTAGGGTTCGGTAATACACAAACTTCTCTAGCTACTTTTGAATAATCCAAATCTTCATGCTCTGGTGTAGGATTATAAAAGAAGGTAGTTTGAATGAAATCTGATCTATTATAAGTCATAGCTACACCAGCATATGAGGTGGAATTAATTGGCTTCCTAGTTTTATATAAATTTACATAAATACGATCCTCAAAATTATCATTTACGTCATCATCCGTTAATATTACCATACACTTTGATAACTCTTCTAGTCTATATTTAATGGATTTTAAACTATCTATTTTTAAAGCAGTCTTTATAGTACTAACATTAGACAAACTATTTAAAGCTTGAATATTAACAAATGACAGTGTCTCTACATTTAACCCACCTACTGTAACTCTAACAGTATATTCATTATTATCTTTTGTATAGAAGTCATAATCATATGTCTTACCCATATAAATAAAAGATATTCTATGCAAGGCTTTAGTTGAAGTACCTATGATCTCAGGAAATTCACTTATATTACATTTTATTCTATTCTCACTAGCATCAACGTTATTAGACACTAGATTAATTAAAGGAACAGTACTTAATCTAATCAATGAAGCAGTTATCATACCACTAGTAGCATTAGATTTCATACCTAATGCTTTAGCAACATTTGCTTGTGAGTCTCCGGTTTGAAGTACTAGAAATCTAGATAAAGATAATTCAACGGCTAGAGCTTCTATTGAGTATTTTAACTCTGGTAAGCTATATACAGTATAGTCCTGCAGTATCCAATCGGAGGATACTCTAATTATCCTATGTTCATCATGTATTATATAATGAATAGTATAGTCTCTAACATCATGGGTAACTGAAACAAACATGGCACTTTCAGAGGATTCAGTTGAAATAGCTATATCTCCAGCTCTAGGAGGAATCACTCCATTACCATTTATTGGAGTAAAGGCAGCTTTGAGATCTTCAGACATACTCTCTGAATCAATAGTTTTTAATAAGGCAAAATTATATACATGAGTTCTTGATATATTAGAGACAGAGTTGTTATTGATATATATAGTATTTACTCCTCCATAACTTGTATATATTACTACTTTTCTGCCTGTTCTTAGTTCAGTTCCAGAGAATATTACTATTCCTTGAGTAGCTCCATGAGCTACATTGGCTACTCTATCCCCTACAGAAGGGAACTTAGCCATACCCCCAAATCCTCCAGATATAGGAATAAAAGCTTTACTAATATTATCTCCAAAAGATAGTGCATCAAATAAGGAGATATCATATACTACCTCAGAGCTACTACGTCCTTCTACAAACTCCTTAACAGCTTTCTGGCTCATTACTTTATCTTTAGATTCCCCACTAGACTGAACTATGTCTAATTCAGATAACATTTGGACCCAATTATTAGGGTTAACCCAAGAACTACTATCTACAGATACACCATTATATTGTATAGTTACCCACTTATTCGGAGTTAAATCCTTAGATAGAAATGTTCCTAAAAATCCAATTCTTCTATCATACGAGGGGACCGCATTTATAGCCTCTTGAAGAGAGTATGCATTGGCAGAATAATTGGCAGAATAATTGGCAGAAATATTTATTGGAAGATTAAGAGCTAACAGCTGATCCAATGTCTTATTCTGGCTATTATAAACTGATTGTGTACTTGTTACAGGATAAACTTCTTCATCTTGGGTTCCTCCAACCAGTTCTTTATCTTTTAATTTTCTTATCACTCCCATAATCTTAAAAATCTTCTCCTAATTTACTAACATAAACCTCATAAGCAATTCCTTCACTTGTTTTTACGAAGGTAAATTGTACTAATTTGTTTCCACTGCCTGTTAAGCTCAAGGGACCACTTGGAAATATACTGATATTGGCTCCAGCTGTAAGATTTATAGTCTTAACATCAGGTTTACAAGCCAAATAACTTACTCCTGACATCGCACTACTTTTTTCCCTACCATCTGTATTGATGGTAACATTTAATGCTTCTGCAGCTGCAGAACACCATACTGTCTGATTAGGATAAAGGGTAACATTAGAATTATCTGTATTTCCATATCTAGTAGAAGATATAATAGATTGTATATCTGCTAAATCTATAGTAACTGTGCTCCCTCCATTCATAGCTGCTATTATAGCAGCATTATCAGAGAAGCTCACATTAGACCCAAATAAAAAGGTTACCCATTGTTCTTCTGGAAAATACTTAATTACTGAAACAGTATTACTATCTGTTACTTTAGATACATTGTATATGTTTCCATAGCCGTCTGTAAACTGTCTTACAGTTCCTTCCCCACAATTACTCCATAACCTTTCTACATCCTCTCCTGGGTTATCAGTCTTTTCCGTCATATCCTTCCATACTCCATTTATATTGAATCTAAGTACAGGCTTTCCATTACTAATGGTTATCCATCCAACTTTTGGATCATTCGGAGCAGACTCTGAAATAATTATATCCTTGACTCTTACCATCTTATTCATTTATTAGAGTTAGTATTCTTATTCTTTTTTAAAGACTTCTCTTTTATTCTTACATCATCTGAATGCTTCTCTCTCTCAAAGGAGAGTTTCTCCTTTTCTAATCTCATTTTTTCATCGAACTCCCTAATTTTCTCTCTTAAATTAGCTCTATCATCATCAGTTTCAGGCTCACTTATTCCATCTTCCTTACTATTAGCCTGTATCTGAGCCACAATGATTTTAGTTTCATTATCCCTTATATTAGCTTGTTCTTTCTGCTGCATCTCAGCTAATCTCTGTTCATTCTCTAATTGGACTATTTGTTGCTGAGTCTGTAATTGTTGCTGTTGAGCTTGGGCATTTCTTGCTTGTATAGCTTGTTCATCTCTCTCTACTAATCTCTGCTTTTCAGCTAAAGAACTAGAATTATATAATCTCATGATTGTAGAGAATGATAATGCTTGATTTTGTAAAGCAGCTTGTGCTAACATGTCCAGTTTCTGTGCTAATTCTTGAGTACCTTGGCTATTGTCAACAACTAAACCATAGTCAGCTTCTGCAAATTCATCCCCATCTATATCCATAATTCTCATGGAATTATCTGATAAAATATATTGGAACTTTTTACTTCTTCCCTTAAAAGCTATCTTAGCTGTTTCCAGAAAACACTCTAATACTCGTCTCTTTACATCATCATGTACAACAAACAACCATTCAGTTATATGAGAAGATTGTAAGGTAGCTCTTTCCACTCCTCCTACTGTCTCTCTATTACTTATTTGTCCTTCTCTTTGTCTAGTAATCCCAACCACCTCAGACATCTCCATCTTGATAAACTCAAGAAGGTTAATCTGTGATTGAATAGAATTTCCAAACTCAGCATCTATTACTCCAGAAGAGGAATTATTAAGAGCTCCTGCAAGTTTTCCACTAGCAGCTCCTATATTACCTTCTTTGAAGCTATCTTCAACTGCTATACCATTAACTTTGGCATAATACATCCATTTTTCTATATCCCATTTCTTCGGAATTTTGGCGAGATCTAATCTTAATAGTTTTCCCCAGTTTCTAGCCATTATCTTATTCAGTCTATCATGAATAACATCATAGAAATAATTATATCTCTTCATCATATCGACTAAAGAAAATGGCCTACTATCATTAAGATTATATATACTTCCTATAATACCGAAATGACATCTAGATGAATTAGATAATCTATTATATTGTACTACTCTAGGTCTCATATTTACATAAATATCAGTTCCTATCTTAGTACCTTCCCAAGCTTCGTTTATGTAAAATATTTGCTCCTCCTCTCCATTATCCTTATCTATAATGTAAGTTTCAGGAAAGAAATTATAAACTTCTTCCCCAGTCTCTGGATCATAGGATTTAACCTTCTTTATTCTCCTTCTAGATTTCCAATACATTCTTAGCACTTTAATATTGCCTGCTAGATCGTAAGGGAGTAAAGAATTTGAGATAGAATCTGAGAATAGATTAAAGGGGTCAAAATAGAACCCATCTGTACTTATCTCTTCTCCTACCATATGGTTATTTACATATCCAAATCTTTCATCTATATTATCCATTGAATCAATAGATGCTTGACCAATATGGTCAGGGATATTCTCTATATATTCAATATCTTTTTTACTTAAGACATCATGATATGTATCTATAACTCTACCAGGGCTCCAATAATCCTCTATTATAATTATATCAGCATCTTCTATTTTATTAGAATAACCTGATTTGAATATTCTAACCTTTAAAGGATTAAGTCTTTCTATTACAGGCTCTCCCCCAACAATATCACATTGATATATTTCTTCACCTACAGTGACTGCATCCATGAAGCCATTATTGAATAATAATGGGATATTATATTCTTTAACATAGTGATTAAGAATAGCATTCCCCCTTATCTCCCGCATGTCTTGCCACTCATAGGTATAATAATCATCAAGTTTTTCTAATTCTTGGTTAAATTCTTCCTCAGATTTAGATGTATCAGCCATTAGTTTCTGTAGGTTCTGTAATAGCTCTTCCTTCTTATTATTCTCTATTTCAGAGATAGCATTTGGATTAGTTACAATTACTCTATAATCAAAGACTCTTCTAGATTCTTCACCTCTTAACACATTTAATTTGCTATTCATAATAGGATAATGCTGAATCCTATCTGGAACAAATCCAGCCTTTATACTATCAGGGTTCAACATTAATTCTATATCTGACATATGAAGTTTTCCATTCAAAAGGTCATAATTGATCTTTTTATGAATTACAGATTTTCTTACAAGACTATAGTTGAAGAAAGTTTTAGAGTCAGCCCAATCAAGATGTGCCTTTCTCCACTTCTTATTCTTCTTGGAGAATGGTAATTGCTGTGGAGGTAAATTTATTAATTCAGACATATTTGATTCATTTTATTCTTTACAAAGTTACGTGAAACTGCTTTCTAAAACAATAATATAAGTAGTTTATTAATTCCTAACATTCTTTTTAGCTAAATTTACTGCCAAATCTAAGATCGTAGTTATTTCTAAAGTAGGGATCATTACTTAAATCGTCCTCATCATATTTTTCTCTAGACTCAGCATTCATATTATCACCATATCTTATAATATATTCTTGTCTATATATCATAACCATTCCCATAGCTCTTATTCTATCTACATTGATTTCAGGATTAAATTGTATAGCCTCTTCTATTAAAGCTCTTGTTTTTAAAGTATGTATTACAGGAACACTTACTTGATCATAAGTTCCATCTTCTTTTTCTATTGATATCTGAACTAATTTATTAAACCAATCTCTTAATAAAGAATTAGCATAATTATTAATAGCAGAACTGGCATTTACTCCATATGCATTAGATCCAACATTACTGTACTTTATAAGTTGTTTGTCTCTAAGATACTCTGGAGTTTCAGCTAAAAGATGAACACTTCTTTTAACTTTAAAATATGCATATATTCCTTTCTTATTACTCTCATACAAACATCTTGCATTATAGAACAAACATAATAATCTTGTTATCTCAAAATTATCATCAGCAAAAGGATTTCTTCCAGTAAACTCAGCTACTATGGTATCAGTAAATAAATCGAATACAAAGCATGAGTATAATGAAGAGGATTCAGCTACATCATTATCAACAGGGTCTACTCCTATAATATACCTGTTATTGAATACTTTACCAGATCTGTCCTTTTCAGGCATAGCATATATCTCCAATGCTCCCTTAGTATCATTATCAACTGGATAACTCCGTATAGGAGTACTATCAGTTGGTCTGAATTTTACTTCTCCTTCTCCATCAATATATAATTCACCAACATATATATCATTATATAGGCTAGGATTTTTATCCAATTGAGAAGCTCTCTCATTAAGAGCTTGTACATTAAAATAAGCATCTTTTACCTTTATAATAGCTTCTGCAGGAGTAATAGGATCTTCTGCTATTACTCTTAATACTGAGGTTGGATCAGCCCCATATTTTGCTTTATATCTATTATTCAATATTTGTAATAGGGCCATTACTACATCCGATATTCCATCTTCATTAAAGCATCCTGCTCTATTTAAGTAAGCCGGAAAGAAATATGCGAAGCAATCTTTTCCTTGACCTTTCTTATCATATACATTTTTTACTTCTTTTATATTATAAGAACTGGGGGCATATAATAAAGTTTTAGCAGACTGGAAATTAGATTCTTTATTGTTGGCTGTACCCACAAGATACATTAGAGAGAAAGTAAAATCACCATCTTCTACTGATTTTCTAGTAACATCGTAAAGCTCCAGTAGTCCACTAAAGTTACCAAACTCTTCAAATAATATCCAACCTCTCTTTCCTCTTAACTTATCGGAGTCATCTTTAGCAGATACCCCCATAACCATATTTAGTGACCCTTGAAGTTTCCCATACTCATCCTTATATCCCATTTGCCAGGTCATCTCATTAGATGACTGTTTAATCATTAGTCTAGGAAATGGAGTGTATTTTGACAAGTGAGATAAAGTAGGAACAAACTTACTTAAAGTTCCATCCTTATCATCTCTAAGATACTCCTTTTGGTATGCTGTGAGAACTGTAATATTTCTTCTTTGAGTTTCCACAGACTCCCCTATTATCAAATTTTTTGACATTATAGATGCCAATGAGTAACTTTTACTACAACCTCTCTTAGCAAGCTCTGCAGCATGATGGCCTTCTTCTCTGGCGTCATTAAGGTATAGATACCGTAGCCAAATTCCTTCAAAGAATAGCCCGAATCCCTCCTTTCTTATAGCTTTCTTTTTGCCCTTCTGATATTCATTTATCATCATTGGACAATAATTGAGGAACCAATATAAATATCCTGGAATCCACATTCCATCAGATTCCCTTAGAAGACCATTATAGCATCTATCTATTTCTCTATCCCAGAATCTTCTATACTCACTATTAGGATTAGGATTAGGTATAAGTTTTGTATATACCCCTTCTTTTAGAAAATACAATGCAGATTGCCTGAAATAATCTGCATCTTTATATATTGGTGGGTTAGTTATATCTATAATAGCTCTATTATACTTATCTCTGGGTAAATCTTCTATTTTTGGTCTAGAAGGAGAAATAAGATTCTGAATAAAAGGAACTGTAGAAATGAAGTCCATAAATTGCTCTACCACTTCATCTGGATATTTAGATAAAAGTTCTCTGGTTATAGGAGTTTGATATTCATTAGTTTGTATTAATACTTCTTCATCCATAATAAAATATGCTACAGTATAAGATCTTCATACATGGATTTTTCTACACTACCTCTTACTCTATCATTTGAAGCAATTTCCTTAGTAATTGCCTTTTCAGCTTCATCTAAATCTTTTACTAGAGAAGGTATTTGCTTTATTATACTTCCTACATCTTTTGTTTCTTTCACATCCAGATCAGCCATAGTAGCTGTTAAAGCTCTTAACTTGCTTCTGTATCCATTAATCATAGCTCTAGTATCATCTAATAACAGAGCTGATATCGGTTTGAATTTAGCATAATAATCTATAGCTTCTTGTAAATCTTTATCTATCTTCCAAGTGTCAGAAACTCCTATACCTTCTAATATCTTTTTATGTCTCTCCTCTTCATCAGTATATATTTGAAAATCAGATCTAGGATCTACAAAAAAATATATATACCCTAACTCCTGTAAAAATTTACTTTTATCTTTGGTTTTATCTCTCTGATGAAGCTTCTTAAAGACTTTTATGGTAAGTAACTCCGGTTCAAATGTCAATTTAAATCCTTCATATTTTAATAACCTCATAGACTTCCTCCCTTATAATTACCATTTACTATTTGATTGTAATCCTCAGTTCTTATAAATCTAAAAAGAGCTTCTAATAAAGAATTACATAATCTCTTATTTATTCCCTCTTCTTGATCTTTCAGAACTTTTTCTGTAAGAGAAACTATGACAATTTTATATTTAGAATCATTGTCAATGAGCCACACTATCCATTCATACTTCTTATATGATTTAAATGTCGAATTAGGCTCTACAATTCTTTGCAAAACCAGATGGCTGTTAACAGAGATCCCTTGTTCATTTCTTTCTAGACGTATGTACCTATTCAAAGACTCTATAATATCTTCTATACTCATAAATAAAGAAAATTAAAGAAAAAAAAATAAAAGAAAGGCCAGCCAACTAACTGACTGGCCTTCCTGAATTTAGGAAAGAATTTTCTTTTTCCTAGGTATGATTATATTTGAAGGAGCCACATCTGGAATTTCCTCATAATCTTCAATTACAAAATCAATGTCTCTGTCTTGAAGTAGTAAACATTGCTTATTATCCAGTTCGATTATGTCAAAATTGAAGGTTACAACTGGATTATCAGTAACAATACCATCTTTTAAAGATCCCTCCTTATGTTTTTTAACTGCAAATCTAGAAGGATTTATACATACAATATCTCCTACATTAATTCCTCTTACTGAGTCTCCTACAGCAAGTACTGTCTGATATTCTTTTAGAGTCCCTTTTTGTCTACTTGTATCTATTAGGCCAGTAGAGGTTTTTACATCATTCTCATACTTATTCATGGTAGTCACTAATGTAGTGAACATAGGACGTATCTTTTTTACTTTAATCATATTTATCTTTCTTTCTTAATTTACTTATATATTCGAATCTCTTTTTCATCCTAGTCATTCTATCGAATGTACAAGATAGTTTTCCCAGGCTTGGAATATTAAAGTTAGTTCTTAATTTAGAGAATTCCTCTTCACTTAGATTATCCTTCAATGGTAAGGATTGAATAGTTTGCCTTATGAACTCCCAATAAGATTTATAGGCTAGTTTTACTACTTCAATTGGGATACCTAAATCTATAGCAACTTTATTCAAAATGTCTTCATACCTCATTTTAATTCAAAATATAACAATAAATGAAAAGCATTACATCCTTCCTCTATATTAGGTATGAATCTAGGATTTATTCTACCATTTATTATTACCTTGTTCTTCCTTAGCTTTCCCATAATTACTTGAAAATGAGGAAGAGTTATATTACACTCTTCTCTCACTTTTCTTTTAGTATCTTCACTCATAGTAACTTTATCAAGTATGTCATTATCTTTGATAACTTTACTGAGCTCATATCTATGTTTTACAAAACATGCAATAACATCTATTTCTCTGTCTGTTAAATTATGGAAAGGTCTAAGAAACTTAAACCAGTACTCAAAAAATTTACCATCTAGTGAAGTAGGAATTCTAATAACATTATTAGCTTTCCTATTCATATATTTAATTTTCGGATTGGCCTGAATCTTCTTTAGGTTCATCTTCATTGTCAGGAAGAGTCATTAAAGACTCTATTTCTGAAGTACATTTAGAAACGAATTCCTCATTAAATGCATGAGCATTTTCAATTACCTTAAAGAGGTAATCTAATCTCTTGAACATATTCTCTAGATTAGATTCTTGAAGTTTTGCATACAATTGTCTAACTTGCTCACTCAATTGATGTGCTACATTCTCTAACTGCTCATAACTCATTTTTGCATTCTCTTTTACTGCTGTATCTTTTACATTCTCTTCCATTATACTATTTATATTAAATGTTTCCCGTATTTCTCTTTATATAATTCTCTCCATTTATCTATATTTGTTACTAAGACAGATGTGCTTCCACATTCATCACAATAGTCAAGTTCTGGATCATCATCATCTATCTTCATGATATTTAAAGATAGACAGTTTCTACAATAGGCTACTGGAATCTTCTCATAGTCTTCTTTACTGAGCTTCTCTTTTGTAGTATTTAATAAGTTGTCCATAAATATTCTTCTTGTATTCGTTCACACTTCTACTATGAGCTTTTTTCTTTTTACTAGTATTAGCTCTATTATTGAAAGGCCTTCTTGGAATGAGAACCCCTTCCCCAGTTACATGATTTCTTTTAATAGCTCTCCTTACAGATTTATATCTTCCAACAGCTTCAAAAGTTTTCAATCCACTGTTATCTTTTATGTACTTCTCAAACTCTTCTTGAGGCATTAGTTCTCTTTCTACTACTTCCTGCTTCTCCATATTAGCTTTCTTTTAAATTGGGATATGTCTATAATAAATAAGATATATCTGGTCTTTGTCTTTCATTATTGAAACTATATCTTCTTTAGATATAGAATTATTGTTAGCAAAGTTAATAACTTCTCTCACTGTATTCCCAATGAATACACTCATTACATTTCTCACTTCCATTGCCTTAGTAAACTAATAAAAACTTAGAGCTCCCTAAAGGATTCAAACCTTTATTCCCAGAGTACAAAACTGGTTTCCTAGTCGTTAGAAGAAGGGAGCAACACATTAATAAGGTCTAATATCACATAAACCAAACAAGTACTTATACTTATTAATATTTTGGATAAAAGTCTCACATTCAGATGTTATACCTTTATACACAGTTTCTTGGGGAATTTTATCATAAAATGATAAAGTATCTATTTTTACCTCTTCTATGAAATCCATAGCATTCAATGTATCACTTGGTATTCCCTTTATCACATTAGGTTGCATCTTTCCTAGAATTCCCATATAACCTTCAGCCAATCCATCTTGATAATCTCCTAAAATATCTAGGAACTTATCCAGATATACATGAATGTTTTTCTTGGGAGCAGCCCAATGAAGGTTTTTACATTTAGTTTTCCATCCTTCCAATTTATTCAAGAAGGAGATAAATAAATCCTGAGTACTGTTTACTTCTCCTTTTCTTGAGGAATCTAAAGGAGTTAATAGTATATCTTCATACATAATAGTTATATCATTTATGTGTCTACAAAGGTAGACATATTTATTTAAATATACAAATAATTTCTTGTTATTTTATGTTAAAAATATAGGAAAGATAATATAGCATAAGCTATTTTCGCCCATATACTCTGATCTTTATTAAGATCAACAGTTCCTGTTCTATCTCTCTTTATATGCAAATTATAAAGGAGATTATGAGCTCTCCATTCATTTATCATTCCAATAATACCTCTATGATGTATTGCATAAAATTCTTTACTAGATTCTCTTATCTTATCTAAGATATCCATCATATCGTTCACTGATTTTATCTTATAAGAATCTATAATTGATGTATTGTTTACAGTCAAATTAACTTTAACTATATTTCCATTACACTCGATAATTAATTTTTTCATAAGTTTTCTTATCCTTTCTTTATCTCATTCAATATATCGACTAATCCTAATTCTGCTGTTATAGTTCCAGCTATATCCGCTAAATAATTTCTTAAGAACTCTTTTCCCCAGATGGCATTTTACTTTCTATCCTTAGAAATAGATCATAAATAGCCACTTGAATTTTATTAAGGATCTCTTGGTTCTTTATTATCTCATCTAATTTTTCTTGTATTTTATACATTATAATTGATTATGAATTTTATACAAAATCGAACAAGTTTATTCCTGGTTTTACCTTTAAATAATTTTCTTTATTCTTTCTTCTGGAGTACAATTTCGGAAGTACCTTCTCATACCATTTAGAATCTTTCATTGAAGAAGCTATCCATAAGTGTATATCTGAATCCACTATATCTGAATCAAATTTATAGAGCTGCTTACCATCTTTTATCCTATATCCTCCGAAGAATCTAATTTTAGGATAATTTTTCTCCAAATATTTACATAGCTGTATAAATCCTTCATTATCTTCTATGTAAGATACTTTCCCTAGATTTGATCTAATATATACGTTCTCCTTTTGTAGGAGATCAAGTATATCAAATAATGTATAATTAGATTTATATCTAAATCTCTTATTGGAAAATTCCCACTTTAATGTCTTTTGGTTAAAGCTTATTACTAAATCAAAACAGGATATTTTAATTCCGTTAATATAGGTCTCCAATTGTTCGAAAATATTCTTGGATTGGGTTCTAGAGAATAGAGAGTGCCATAGTTTGGATAGCATGCCTGATGAAGGTAAATATGATCTGCTATCATTACTTCCTACAATGATTTCTTTCATGTTACTTTTCCTTTATTTTATATTTTACTTTATTTCCTTTAGGGTATAGTTATCCCTTATGGATTTGTTAATTTTTTTTTAAATCCATTAGAGGATATATTACTATATCCCCTTATCTTAGAATTTCATAGTGGGCGGTTTACCCCAAGAGCCTTTTACCCTCAACCTTTTCTCATCTACATTGGTAGGCTACCACTCCTTATAACTAAGACAGTTTTTGTATAGGGGTTACCTCATTCCTATTTGGAACTACTACCCTATTCATCTCCAAAGCCTGTACATCAACTTTATGGTATGAATCTCTGGAGAGATAAGAACTGTAGATATTCTCAACAGGTACAAATGTAAGCAAAATAAATAATATATGCAAATTATTTAGTGAGATTTTATTTCGGTGCTATGAAAAATTTATTTTTTATTTTTTTTTTTATTTTTTTTCTTGGCTTGTTTTATATGAGAGAGATGTACACCAACCACACCTCCCCCATCACTTAGCCAGTGGGGATATTCCCCCGGTATTAACTTATTATCTAACAATTAAATTATTACCATTATGGAAAAGAATCTTGTATTCAATGCAACTTTAACTGTTGAGCAATTTAAGGACAAAATGCATGTTTCACGCATTGATGTTAAGAGGAATCCTAAGACAGACAAACTCTTCTTTACATTTGGAAGTAGTACTGGAGCTGTAGCATCAAAAGGAATTCCCACAAATCCTATGCTCAGCAATGTTACTACTCCTGACGGAGATAGCTTCTGGCTTCTACATGAAGAGGGTAATGGTGGAGCACCTGCACTTGCATCATTCTAAAGAAAGGGTACTATGTACCCTTTTTTTTATTCCTCTAAGCTTTAATAGTTTCAATCCTTTTAGTATTAATAGTAATTTATACTAACAGGTTTGAACTATTAAAGTCTAGTACGAAATAAGAATGATTAGCAGATTATACTCTCTTAAGTATTATCTGTAAAATATAACTAAATTTACTGAACACATTATAGAATCAAATCTCCTAAAAATGTCCAAACACTTCTATAATGGTATACTTTATCAGATAGAGTATCAGCCACAATTGTCTAATAATGACTATACTCAACACAAAGTATATCATATAAAGACAAACGATGAGAATTATCCTCATGCAAGAAAAGCCATTGCTTCTATTATGGAGAGTGAACTTGGTTATGAGAAAGAAGCAATATGGAACGAAGGTTTATATCAACTGAAAAATGATAAAGAACCTTCCATATTAAATGCTCTTCATGTATACTATAAGTTCTCATATAATGAAGAACTTAATGTATATGTATATACTTTTGTCAGACCTTATGATGATTAATATATAAATTATCCCTTATAGGGATTCATTAAAAACTTAATAACTTTCCAAGTCATTGAGGACACCAGTTTCTTATGAGAGATAATGACAATGTTACTTGCAGATTTATATAAATCGAGAGATAATGAGTATACTTGTTGCAATAAGTTTTAGGTGTAAAATGCAAATAACAGACTAACAAACAATTAAAACTATGTCAAGAACTAAATTTAGAAAGTCGAGAATATGTAGTTCAGATAATTACATACTCTCAAGAGAGATATATATAAGCTATCTCTTGGAGCATCATACCAAAAATATAAAGGTAATTGAGAGTTATACAGAAATAAAATGTGCCTATATTAAATGTTTTGATAAGTTAATTCCAATAACAGAACAAGAAGCACATTTAATACAAAACACAGTAACTATAATATGGAAATAACCATGGAAGAAACTTATTACACAATCTTATGCTTGTTATTAACAGGAGCATTCTTTATATATCTTACAGCACAAGATAATAGTTCAAAAAAGTAAGTAAGATGAGAGTCATAAAACTGATTATAAAAGGAGTGTTGCTATATGTAACATTCCTTTTGTCTTTTTTCTTCTTAGCAGGAGTAGATAGCATATATGACAATGGGTACTTCCTACACTTCATAACTATAATAATATCCATGTGTTATATCTGTTACAAGACTATTTCTAAAGAAGAATTGAAAAAATTAACTCTAGATAAATGGTTAAACAAATAAAAAAAAAGATAACATAGGCAATATACACTCTTATAGTTCAATGTATAGAACAATTCTCTTCTAGAGAGTAGATATAGGTTCGATTCCTATTAGGAGTGCGCAGGAAATCATAATAATACAAAAAGCCCATGAAAGATAGGAGTAATATAGGTTCAATAGCAATTATACGTATAGCAAAACACTTATACCTTTCTCAGATTCAATAAAGATTTTTGTTTATTTGACTGATAGGAATAGACTATCATTTTTAAAAGACTCCTTAGTTCAATGGAAAGAACAGTGGCCTTCTAAGCCTCTAATCCCAGTTCGAATCTGGGAGGAGCCACTATAACTATTTATATTTTTAACCAATTCTAAAGAAAATGACAACTAAAAGAAGATTTACTAAGGAAGAAGACAGCCTTATCCTTAGTACAGTAGCGAAAAACCCTCACAATTTATCAGAATGTTTCAGAGAAGTAGCTATTAAAATAAACAGAAGTCCAAAAAGTATCGCAAACAGGTGGTATCATTGCCTATCTGGGAAAGACTCAAATGACAAGACAAATACTGTCTTTATCACAGTAGGGAAGAAGAGTGTAAACTATAACAGAAAGACTGTAATGGAGAACACTCAACAACCAAAAAGTAAAAATCCTAGTATTTGGAGAACAATATTCAAATTATTTTTCAATAAGACTAAATAGAAAAATGAAAAGAATAAATATTAATGATTATAGCAATAAAGAACTCCAGGTGAAAAAGATAGAGAAAATGAAATCTGGAAAGAAAGTAAGAAAAATGAAAAAGGATTGACTATAGGTGGAAGAAGATGTTATATACAGCAAAAATCAGTATTGGCAACTTCTTCCACTATAATACGGGGCATGATTTGGTTTTGATTGCTAATTATTTGGTAAGAGAACATGTAAAGACTGATGGAAAGACATCAAAACTTTAACTGGCAACACTTATAGAGCTGCCGCCTAACTTATAGGCTGAGCCTCACTTGCTTGGAAACAGAAAGGTGAACAATAGAGTCAAGAAGGAAGTTAATAAGGCTATACCTACTTTCAATACACCTTTAATTGATCATAGTTTGTTTATTAGTCAAGGAGCAAGCTGTCTGGTGTATACAGAGGGTGTGACCCTTTCAATTTTAATTCTTATAACTCCTTATGAAGATTTCTCTATTAGATTAAATAGAGTGGTGGATCTGTCAACTATCGGTTGACCCCAGTAGAGAACCTACTACATATCAAAGTGGTAAACATGTGAAATTCTTTTATTAAAAGTTAGTAAGACGAGGGTTCGAATCCCTCATGCTCCACAAATTTATGAACTATAAGTAAGAGTAAAATTATTTGTAACATTGAAGAAATAAATTATATAGTATGGCATATCTAGCAGTTGATAAGGATGGGACGGAAATAATATCAGAATATTCTTTATACAGAAATGGATATTATAATAGATATAAGAAATGTGATCCTGTAGAATGTGATAGATGTTTCTATAGTGGATCGAGTTGTAAAATTGATAAAGATGGTAAAAGGTATAGTGAAGAAATATATAATAGTCCGCCCAAAATGAATAGGGAAAAAGCTATAGAAGTTCTTTCGTTTTGGGATAATTTTGAGTTTGATCCTGATTGTAATAGATTAGATTATACAGTTATTCTTCCAAAAGGTTCTATACAGAAACTTATAGGTCGTGAGCTTACATGGGAAGATGAACCTGTTGAATTGGAATAATAATAATAATAAAAAAAAACAAATATGGAAATAAAACAGATGATAATCCCAGAGGGTTGGGAATGTATAGTAGAGAATGGAGTTGCTACTTTTAGAGAAAAGAGTTCAACACATCCAAGAAGTTGGGAGGAGTTCTGTGAAAGATATCCTAAATCAAGGGGAGAGGCATACTTTGACAGTGCCTCTAACATACACTTATATTCGAGCTCAAGTGTTGCCAGAGATGTGTGCACGGACAAGAATATCTGTGTTTCAAGTGAGGAAGCAGAGGCATTTCTGGCTCTTATGCAGCTTAGACAATTAAGAAAAGCATGGATTGGAGATTGGAATTATGATGTATCTAGTAACCAATTTCTATATGCTATTTGTCACACTAAAGATGGGAGTTTAGATGTTATTTCAACATTTTCATTATATTCTCTCCCTTTAACATTTCCAACAAAGGAGATGGCAGCAGATTTCCTTAACTGTTTTATAGACTTATGTGAGGTTGCTAAGATCTTAATATAAAATAAGAGGATAGATATTAATAGAAAATTTAACTAAATGACATGAAAATAGAATATACATCTGGATGCATAGCTCATTCTTTAACAATAGATGGAGTTGAGACTACAGATTTAGATCCTAAAGAATTTAAAGAGAAAGCTCTAAAGGTCATAGAGAAGATAGATAATGAGGAGTTATTAAGAACTTTACTAATTCAAGCAGTAGAAATAATGGGAGAATCAGAATTAATAGCGCATTGTGATGAATGTGGAGACAATATTTATAAAGATACCCTAATCATCGACTAAATATGATGGAAACTAAGTTAAGTCTAACCATTATTCTTCCAGGAAGAACAATGTTTAGCAAGGAGGAGTGCCTTAAAACAACTCGTAAAGTAAAAGTATTAAAAAATGGAAAGAAGATATTTAAGAAGGAAACTGCGGAAGATCCGGAGAAGGTAATCGTCCATACTATAAGAGTAGATGGAAAGAAAAAGGAAAAGCCGGAGGTAATACATTACACTACCAGAAAGTTCAAGCCTGCCAAGCAGATTATAAATATAAGCAGGGATGCTTATGAGGGAATGGTTAATGATGTTCCAAAAAAATATTGGAACAGAAAATCATATTGGTTGAGCCTCCCGGTAAAAGCTAGAGTAGAGTTCAATGTCAATGAGCTGGCCAAATCTCTTGGAGGTATAGTTGATTCTTATGTTATATTTGAGGATTAACCAATAATGGAATAAAGCAAGGTAAGTACCTCCTTACCTTGCTTTTTTTTTTACCTTAAAGTAAATAATAATGAAAACAACTAATGCAAAGTTACTATACTATGACAAATATGTAGATTGCACTTACCCTACTGGGGAATACTTTATGTTGAACGTTGATTATATACATAGTGTAGTTCAGAACATTTTGAAAGCATATGATAAGAAGATAGGAACATTATATTTAGTCGGAACTAATAGATCTGGAAATATATTGTTAGGTGGAATAGCTACCAAACTGGTAGAAATGGGAAGAGATGTTGTGGTATATGGATTTCCAAGAAGTCATCATGAGGGACGATCTCTTTTTATTCCGACTAATTCTCCTGTCATAATGGTAGATGATTTTATATCTTCAGGAAATACTGTAATCGAATTAACTAATCAAGTGTTGAATACTATGGAAGCTCCAAAGAACAAATTGGATATGCTGTGTGTATCAAACGAACTAGATGAAAAGGGAGGGGATTTATGTAATATTTATGATACATATAAAACCATTAGTAAGCTCTTTAACTATATATGCTGTAATAATAAACAGCTAAGAGAAAGAATACAGACTGTTTGATAATTCTGCTCTTGATGATACTATTCAAAAATGAGAACAAGTACAATAATTAAGTTAGCAGTGTGGCTTATCCTATTTGTTACTATACTTAATATAGGATTAGTAATGATGTCCACATCTAATACAGTAGAGAATATAATTGGATTCTTTATTATCATATTCCTATCGATTATTTCAATCAAAACCAAATATTTAACAATAATAAAATTAAAAAGTAAAAAAGATGAAAAGTAAATTTATTTTTGGATTACTAGTTGCATTACTAATACTTTCCGTATCTAGTTGTGCTGAGAGAGTAGATGCAGGTTATGAAGGTATCAAAGTCAATCTTTATGGAGACGACAAAGGGGTTGATAAGGTTACATTAGTAACTGGAATGGTATGGTATAATCCTATAACAACTGCTATTTATGAGTATCCAACATTCGTTCAAACTGTAGATTATCCTCCATTTAGTGTCAATGCTAAAGATGGCAGTTCTTTTGTAGTAGATCCTACTATCTCTCTCAAGATAGTCGATGGTAAATCAGCAGAAGTATTTAAGAAATACAGAAAGGTAAATATTACAGAGGTTATTAATACTACACTATACAACTATGTAAGAAATGCTTTCAGAATACAATTAAATGCTTATACTACTGATGAATTAGTTAGTAAGAGAGAAGAATTTGAAAAAGCAATAGAGGATAAACTATCTAAGGAATTATTAGAAGAAAATTTTCAACTTGAGCAGCTTACATCAGGCTTGCAATATCCTAAAATTCTAATAGAAGCCATAAATAGTAAAAATGAGGCTGTACAAAAGAGCCAAAAAGCAGAGAATGAGTTAGCTATTGTTAAAGCTGAGGCTCAAAAGAAGGTAATAGCAGCACAGGCTGAGTATGAGGCTAATGTGCTAAGAACCAAATCTTTAACTCCTCAAATATTACAACAAATGTGGATTGAGAAATGGAATGGCACTGTACCGACAGTAACCTCTAATGGAAATAGTGGAGTATTTTTAGATATAAGTAAAATAAGCAAATAGTATGATTATTTTTGTAGTAATAGCTATGATGGTAATAGGCTTCATATGGAAGAATATTACCGTATATGACTATAATCAAACATCCGCAGGTCCTCGTTATTATCCCCAGCATTGGGGAATAGACATGACTTCTGGTAGAAGACTTCCTCTTACTCCAATGCGTATAATAATGCTGCTCTTATTGTTAGTTCCATGGTTTAATATAGCATGGTTTATAGTTCTAATAATACAAATATTAGTCAAAACGAGTTATCCTGATGACCCTTATGAGTGTACAATATGGGTAGTAGAGATTAAAGAGAATAGTCCTAAACTTACAAAGATGATGCAGTCTATATCAGAATTTCTTAATAAGGAGCTTATATGAATAGAAAAAATCTTCATCAAAGTGCAGTTGAATTAATTATAGAGAACCCAAGAGTAGCCCTATTATGGGCTACTGGTTTGGGGAAATCTAGAGCAGCTATAGAAATGGCCAACTACTTACAGGATAAAGAAAAAGATGGAAACATAAAAGTTCTTCTAGTAGTAGCTGAAACTGCCCATAAATCAAACTGGGAGGTAGAACTATCTAAATGGAAGTTTAAATCTAACAGTATTAAGATAGAGTGCTATGCTTCTTTATCCAAGTATAGGGATACGTGGTGGGACCTAATTATCTTTGATGAAGCACATCACTTAGGAACAGATTTGAAAATAGATGTTTTATCTAGCATGACTGTAGATAATGTAATCTTATTATCTGCTACCCTTCCTGAGCGTACAATACAAGCTGTAACTAGAATTTTTGGAGAATTTATAGTCTCAAAAATTCCACTTAAAAAAGCAATTGAGTGGAAGATACTGCCCAAACCTAGAGTATATCTTGTTCCCTTGTCCCTAGATGATAAACACCAGACTTGCACTATAATAGAGGAGTGGGGAAGAAAGGAGGATAGGGTTACTTACAACTGTTCATTTCCAGACAGATGGACGTATTTAAAGAACAAGTATAAGTACCCGAATGCAACTCTAGTTATACACTGTACTGAGCAACAGAAGTATAATTATTTGTCTGGCCAATTTGAGTATTGGAAGAAACTGTTTTTAGCAAGAAGACAAGAATTCATTAAAAACAAGTGGCTTCAAACAGGAGCAAAAAGAAAGAGATTTCTTGGAGAACTAAAAACAGACCTTGTAAGAACTCTATTACATAAGATTAGAGATAAAAGGTTTATATGTTTCTGTACTAGCATAGAACAAGCTGAACAATTAGGAGGTCAAAATGCCATACATTCCAAGAGGACTGATTCTTTACAGATAATAAAGGATTTTAATTGTAAGAAAATAAATAACCTGTTTGCTGTTGGAATGTTACAGGAGGGACAAAACCTAACCGATATCGAAGTTGGGATAATTATACAACTAGATGGACAAGAAAGAGCATTTATCCAGAAATTCGGTAGAAGTTTAAGAGCTGAAGATCCTATTCAATTTATATTTTATTATGAAAATACGAGGGACACTGAATATCTTCAGAATGTTCTAGAAGGAATAGATAGGAAATATATAACTAAGATTGACAGATTGGAGGACTTGGAATTATGACTACGATATGTTTAAATGAGGAAGCTATAAGGCAAAATGATATGTGCCTGGGGGAAGTTCTTTTAATGCTGGCTATATGTAATAAAGCCGATTTGAAGAAAGCAGAAGTAAGCTTAATTCAAAAAGGTTTTATTACAGCAACTAGAAATGAAAATGGACAGCCTATAGGGTGGAGACTAACCAATGAAGGCTCCAGAATGATAGATTCAGTCATTTTAGACTCTAGTAAAGAACAGGAGCCCCAAGATAGATTAGTTAGCTTGGCTGAAAGATTAAAAGCAATATTTCCTAAGGGAAAGAAGGCTGGCACTAATTATTACTGGGCGGAAGGAGTAGCCTTGATTGTAAGAAGACTCAAGCTGTTTTTCAGGAAATATGGAAATAAATTTACTGATGAACAAATAATTCAAGCAGCAGAGAAATATGTGCAAGGATTTAATGGGAACTATACATATATGAGATTGTTAAAGTATTTCATATTTAAAGAAAAGATAGGAGCCGCAGGTGAAGTAGAGGGAGATTCTGAGTTAATTAGTTACATTGAGAATGCAGATCAAGAAGAATTAAGTAATGATTGGACATCTACATTAAAATGAATACATTAGGAGAAAGGGTATTAGATAATCTCAATATCAGAAGAGAACGGATCCTTAATGGGCAATTGAACTGTATTCCGTCTCCCTTCAAGAGATTTAGTACTGACTTTGTAGGTATAGAACAATCCTGTTATTACACTATAACTAGCTTTACTAAGGGAGGCAAATCGCAATTTGCATCATATACCTTTATCTATAAACCATTAATGTTTTGTTATTATACAAAAGCGGATATAGATATAAAGATATTATATTTTCCTCTTGAAGAAACTCCTGAGAGGATACTGCAAAGATTTATATCATGGTTGCTATTTGACTTTAGTGAAGGAAAGATAAGAATCAGCCCAAGAGATTTAAGGAGTACTACTAAAGCAGTTCCGCAAGAGATACTAGATATTATTAAATCTGATGAGGTACAAGACATAATTAAGTATTTCGAGGAACATGTGGTGTTTCCTGATGAAGCATGTAACCCGACAGGTATATATAAGTATTGTGTAAAATATGCTGAGGAACATGGAAAAGTATATCGTAAAGTAGGAAAGTACAAAGATGAGTTAGGGATAATTCAGGAGAGAGAAGTATTTGATAGATATGAACAGGATAATCCGAATGAGTACAGACTTATAATGATTGATACTATCAATCTTATAGATACTGAGAAGGGGATGACATTAAAGCAGTCTGTTGACAAGCTCAGTGAATATTGTGCCAAATATTTAAGAAACAGATATCACTATTCTCCAGTAGTCATTCAGCAGCAAGCCTTTGAACAAGAAGGTAATGAAGCTTTTAAAATAGGGAAAGTAAGACCCTCGGTTGCTGGATTAGGAGATAGTAAATATACTTCGAGAGATAGTAATGTAGTCCTTGGTTTATTTTCTCCCTTCCGATTTGCACTTAGGGAATATGAAGGATATGATATTCTTAAGTTTAAAGATAATATACGATTCCTAGAAGTAATCGTCAACAGAGATGGAGAAATGGGTGGATTATGTCCTCTATTCTTCGATGGAGCAGTGTGTAGATTTGAAGAACTTCCTAAACCTGGTGACAAGGAAAATATACAAAAAGTGTATCAGTACTTGAATAAGCTGAGAGATACTACATCTAAACTATTCTTCAAATACAGAAAAAGTGAGGGAAGCACAAGAATGCTACACCATAAATTTAGTAAATTAAGTAATTTCCACACATGGGTAACAGAAGCATATGATAAATTCATTAGTAATAGAAAAAAGTAATACAGATGGCAAATGCAGTAATTATTTTAGGGAAGAGTGGTACTGGCAAATCCAGTAGTATAAGAGGATTAGATCCTAGTGAGGTAGTAGTCTTGAATGTTTTAGGTAAAAAACTTCCATTCAAAGACAGTAATAAGCTTTATAATAAAGACAAGAAGAATTTATTCAGAGTAGATGATTATTCTCAAGTTATAAGCCTGTTGCAGAATATAGATAAGGGAGCTCCACATGTTCATAATGTAATATTAGATGATGCCATATATGTTATGAGAAAAGAGTACTTCAAGAGAGCAAAGGAAACTGGATATGGCAAATATACAGAGTTAGCTATGCACTTTCAACAAATTATCTCGACTATAGAATCAATGAGAGAAGATATTAATGTTTTCTTGATTCTTCATAGTGAAGAAGTTCAAAGCGATAAAACTATAGTTGGTTACAAGGTGAGTACTATAGGACAGCTCATTGATAATCAGTATAATCCAGTAGAGGTTGTACCAATGGTACTTTATTCTGCTATCAAGTATAACGACAAGGGAGAAGCAACTTATGGATTCTATACTCACAGGTTTATGGATGGATTGGTAGAAATTCCTGCTAAATCTCCAGCGGATATGTTCAATGAAGACTTCATACCAAATGATCTTGGTATAGTATCAAAGGCTATGAAGGAGTATTATGGATAAGGAAACTATAATTAGAGTGGTAGATAAAATTACAAGAGGAGGAGCTATTGAAACAGAAGAAGTAATTAATCTATTCACAGAATATTGTTGTAAAGAGCACAATAAAGATGTTGAGTTAACAAAACATTTTATTAAGATCCTTTTAAGTATTGGGATTATTGGTACATATCTTACTGAAATAGTAGAATATTACAAAAGTAAATTAAATATAGTAGAAGTAAAAGATAGTAACAACAAAACAATTTTAGTGTATTAACATGAAAACAATTTCAATTAGACAATTAGCTACTATAAAAAGAGTAGCGCAAAATGTAAGTTCCTTGGTTATTAAAAAGAATAAATTAATGGAACAGATAAGAGAGCTAAGTAAGGAATGCGATAACTTGATTAATGAAATAGAGGGTCATGAAGTTGGAGTAAAAATGCTCACAGGACATACTAGTGAGGAACTAATAACCAGAGTAGTTGAGGATACTGGTAAAATGGATAGAAACGGGAAACCTATTAAAATAACTAAGTACGAACCAAAAGAAGGTGTATTAGTATTTAATGAGAAAGAGAAAGTGTATGAAATCCATGATGAATTCTTCCAATGTTCTGAGATGGATGATGATGTACCATCTGACGGTCCTAGCTTCAGTTAAGAAATAACAAGTAAACAATATTTATTATTAAGTATATTAAAAATATTAAGTATGACGAACAAAATCTTTATGGCTTTTGCCACAGGTAGTGAATCCACAGAAGGTAATGTAGTTAAAAAGTACACCGGAGTAGGTTCAGTAGGTGTATTAGTTGTTAATCCTAACAAGGAAACACTAGAAAAATTGTATAACACTACTATTAATGACGATCCTTCGTATTTAAGTGAAGTTGAAGTAGGTCCAGAAGGGGATAAACATACAGTTCCTCAAGTAAGAATAGATTTCATTGTACAGACAGATCCTGAGAAATGCAATGGAATCGACATGAAAACCAAAATACCTTTCTTCATTACTAAAGAGGTTAGATATAATAGGGACAGAAGCAAAGTTCAAGTAATAAATAAATATGGAGAAACTACTTGGTTACCTATAGAGAATGCAAAATCTGGCACTGTTCCAGCTAATCTTAGTTGGTTTGAACCTGCTGATTTTAGACCGGCTTACATAGGAGAAGAGGATCTTACAGGATTCTTAAAGGCATATTTAAATATTCCTAATAAATCCTATAGAAAATCTAATGGAGAAGTGGTAGAACTTCCTAATAAAGCTGATGCGGAAGCTAGATTGGATAAGATTGAAAATTATTTCAAAGGAGATTATTCGGAATTGAGAGAAGCAATCTCTTTGCAGCCTAAGAATAGGGTCAAAGGTCTATTTGGGGTAAGAACTACTGAAGATGGCAAACAATATCAAGCTGTTTATGTTCAAAAGTTCTTGAAAAACAGTGTGACGGATTATAGTAAGCTAGATGCAGAACTTCAAGATAGAAAAGCTGCCGGAGCTTATCCTACTACAGAGTTTGAAGTCTGTGACCTAAAAGAATATACAATAGAACCAACCGACTTTAATAATAACACAACCCAGACAGAATCTCCTTTTGATATGCCAGTGCAATCTTCTCCGTGGTTTGATAAATAATAATAAATAGAAAAATAATGTGAATATGCCATTTATCTCTGGAAGATCTTCAATTAGCTTAGAGGACATACTGAAGAAAACAACAGAATCTAGTATTCTATACTTTTATTTAGGTATCACAGAGATACCTTGTATAATCAATTCCCCTCTCAGAGAGGATAAAAGACCTTCTTTTGGATTATATTCAAGGGATGGCAAAAGAATATTTTATACTGACTTGTCTACAGGAGATAGAGGAGGATTATTTGATCTCCTATCTAAAATGTGGGGAATGTCATATGTGGAAGTATTAGAGAGAATAAACAAGGATATACCTAAGTTTTCTAATGGTTCCAATATGAAGTCATACAGCCCATGCAATACAGTTACTATTGGAAAATATAATAAATTGACAGACCTACAATGTAAGGTAAGAGAATGGGAGAGGTATGATATAGAGTATTGGGAATCCTATGGAATAACCCTAAAATGGTTAAAATATGCTGATGTTCATCCTATATCTTACAAAATAGTGATAAAGGATGGAGTAAGAAGAGTTTATAGAGCAGACAAATATGCATATGCATATGTTGAGAGAAAGGATGGGAAAATTACCCTAAAAATCTATCAACCATTCAACAAAGATGGATACAAGTGGAGTAATAAACATGACTTATCAGTAATTAGTTTATGGACAAAGATACCTGAATATGGAGACATAGTATGTATATGTTCCTCTATGAAAGACGCCCTTTGTCTATGGGCTAATACTGGTATTCCCTCTTTGGCTGTTCAGGGGGAAGGCTATAGAATGAGCAACACGGCTATTAATGAACTTAAAAGAAGGTATAAAAGAATATTCATATTATTTGACAATGATGAAGCAGGACTTGTAGATGGAGAAAAATTGGCTAAATCTACCGGATTTATTAATTTAACATTACCGAAATTTGAAGGAGGAAAGGATGTGTCCGATTTATACCACTTCCTTCAAAACAAAGAAGATTTTATTAAAATAATAAAGGGATTATTTTACAAACAATAAACACATTAATAGGATTTAATTATGGAAGTAAGAAAAATCACAATCGTATCTACGAAAAATCAGGAAAAAAGTGTAATCATGTCTAGTGCTACTACATTAGGAGAACTGAAGAGAGATCTAGATAGTGCAAACATAAATTATCAAGATATGGTATTCTATGAAGGGGTTTCAAAGACTGAGTTGATCAATAATGACTCTGTTCTCCCTCATGATATTCCCTATAAGGGGCAGACTACCAATGAACTTGTATTTATGTTGACCGTTCCTAATAAGAAGATTAGATCTGGAGCTATGAACAGAAAAGAGATCTATGCTCTCATCAAGGAGTACAACCTGCAGAAGGTCTGTCTTGAAGAGTATAAAAAGGATTATACCAGATGTAAATCTGAAGACCTTCTCAAGTTAATTGAATATCATAGATATGCCCCCAAGCAATCTGCTGAGACAGTAGGACCTAATGATGAATTAATGAAGAAAGTAAAGAATCTTGAAGTAGCTGTAGAACTAATATCAGATTCTTTGAGAGAAGAGTCTGTTATCACCAACGCCAAGTTTTGTGAGATCATGAAGCATATTGTGCCTTCTTTTGAGCCCGCAGAACCAAATAAAGTCGACTCATCCTACACAGATGATGAAATCGACGAAATGTTTAAATTTATTTAATAAAGATTTATTAATTAGCAGGTAAGAGTTTCTCTTACCTGCTTTTTTTTTATTATATAAATATGGTAGGGGAAAAAACTAGAGAAGTTATAAAAACCATAATTGAGGAACATCTTCAAAATGTAACAAATGTGCTACAAGTATTTGAGGATTTTTTCGGGGAAGATAAGGTAGATTTACAAGGTGTTCCTACTGTTTCAGAAATGGAGGAGAAATTCTTAATGGCCTATGGAGAAACCAAAATCGAGGATATAGCATCTTCCTATACATTATCACTTCCAGAGAATATACCTAGTACAGCACTTGTGAAGGATATATCAGACGAAGATTTAAGTGGCATTCCTAATATTCTAAAAGAGATATTATTAAGATTATTATCTACAAAATTTTTCCATGTCTTCATATATTTTCCAAAGGTAAGAGTCAGTAATGAGTATGATGCGTTTATAGATATTACCGAATTATATGTCAGAGTCATCCTAGATACAGCAGGCACTATGGTAGGATCCTTTTCTTTTAATAGAGGTGAATACACAAGAGTACAATATCTTAATGATTATATGCATTCCCATGCATGCGGAATACCTAGGGGAAATCATAGAAGGTTTCTTGATGTATGCTTAGGGTCTGGCCCTATAAGAAACACAGTAAATCGATTAAATGTTCATTATGACCTAGATATTTGGAAATTGTTTTGTGTAGAATTGGAGAAATATGTAGCAACAGAATCTTTGAGTGGAGGTCCTTATAGAAAATTAGAGAATGTAAGTTTTTATAATGTTAATTCAAAAGTAAAATTAACTCTTAATTCTCGTAAATCAGTATGGATGGAACCACATCTAATACCTATAATCAATGACTTCATGAAATACTTTATAAAACAAAAAAAGTTGACCTTCAATTATAGGAATGGAGGCTACTCCATTGGTATGAGCCCTACAGAATTTGTGATACTAGTAAGCAATGAATTCATTGATTGGTTCAACACTACAGGAAGGTATAAGTACACAAAGAAGGTTATAGGAAGATTAGACACAGGAATGTCCAAAATTATAATGAAGGTATATATAATCGGTGACACTATATATAAAATAAATGATAATATTGAAGATTTTAATAGCAATGAAGCTAATTTGGGGGTAATGGGAACATTTAAAGGAAAAGAAGTGGTGGTCCACATAGCAGAAGAGAATGACACTGGCGCTACTCCAACTATCATACTACTTCCGGAAATAATAAGTTATATACTAAGTGAAATATTAAAATTAATAAATTGTATATATGGAGAAAGTAAATCAAACTTTGGAGATAAATCAGAACAAGGTAGGGGAACAGAGGATTCCTGTGACCAAGAGTGCTACTACTTATAAAATGATAATACCTAAAGAGGTAGAAGAAAAAATAAGGTGCATATGCAGGAAGGTGTGGAGAGATGAATGGTCTGGAGTTCTATTCTTTACTGTTGAAGGAGCTTTTAAAGATAACAGCCTAATCATAAGATGTGAGGATATATATGTTATGGATATTGGAAGTAGTTCTTATACAGAGTTCAATATGTCTCCTGATATAGCCAGTTATATGGCAAGCAATCCTAAATTATTAGACTGTCAAATGGGTCTTATTCATTCACATAATAACATGGATACATTCTTTAGTGGGACAGATATAAGAACCCTAGAAGAAGAAGGATTGGATAGGAATCACTTTGTTTCTTTAATAGTTAACAATCGAGGGGATTATACAGCAGCTATAACCAGAAGATTGACAAATAAGCGTATTACTGAAAGCTTCTGCTATCCTAGCTTCGGGAATATTCAGGTTAGTGAAACTAGAAATTCACAAGGGTCTAGTGCTGAAGAATTAGAATATTACTATCTTGATATAGAGATAGAAGGATACAATAAATACACTGAGTTAGAACTTAGACTTAAAGAGATAGAAGGGTTTAAGAAGATCCAGGAAGTAAATAGTAGATTTAACACTCTCTCTTATACACATGAGCCTCTATCCAGATTTAAACCATTAGCACAAGAGAATGCACACAGTCTAGTGGAAGAAGATGATTTAAGCTGGAAGCAACAGACTTTGAAATTTACGAAGAAATATAGTTTCAATAAGGATCTAGCAAAGTCTTTAGCTCTTCAATTAGTAACAGGAAGTGTAGTCATTCCTAGAGAAAGTAAAATAAATATAAAATCTTGGGTAGCAGGAATGGTTCCTATCTATGAGAGAAGATTTGGGAAGGGAGAAGAAGGATTGGATATATTTGAGAAATGGGCTGAAGGATTCATAGAATTCCTATGTTGGTTCACAATAGATGAAGATTTGATCAAACAAGAAATAGAGGAAGATGAGATGAATACATTATGTGCTATTGCAATTAAGGAAGAGCTGGAAGATCTTGATAGCAATATATACATAGAAAAATTTATTGAAATATTAAACGGTTACATTTGATTCTATAGGAGAAAATAAGTATGATGAAGTTAGGTCAAGTTGCTCAACAGAGTATAGAAGAAGTATTAGAATTAATTAGGGAAGGGAATATTCCTAGCATCGAGCATGTCCTCTGGAATGGAATGCCTGCTAGAGAAGTCAGAATAAAAGATAATGCATTTTATCTTAGTGAAAAGGAATACTCAATGCTAATAGATGAGATGGTATCTCAGAGTTTAGTTGAAGATGAAATCCACAAAAATTCTGAGACCTTATTGATAAGTGAGGAAACATCAAGATTTAATTCTGCTATCTGGTTCGATAAAACACGTAAACAGGATGTTACTATAGCTGGTTTGGGTGGGATAGGAAGTTATGTGGTATTCATGTTATCTAGACTAGATGTTAATACAATGACCCTGTATGATCCAGATAAAGTGGAAAAGGTTAATTTATCTGGGCAACTGTATAACAGTAATCAAATAGGGGATTACAAAGTAGATGCTGCAGCAAATATGATAGCGAATTATTCAAACTATTATAGTTTTGTAGCTAAGCATGAGAAGCTAGATGAGAATTCGATGATAAGTAAAGTAACTATTTGTGGATTTGATAATATGAAAGCAAGAAAGGATGCTTTCAGAAATTGGACCAATTTTGTAGCTAGATTACCAGAAGAAGAACGAGGGGAATGTCTATTTATAGATGGCAGATTAGCAGCAGAAGAGCTTCAAGTGTTCTGTATAAAAGGAGATGACACGGATGGCGAACGAAGATATGAGCCCTATTTATTCTCAGACTCTCAAGCTGCTCCTACAGTATGTAGCTATAAACAAACTACTTTTATGGCTAATATGATTGGATCTATTATAGTTAATTTATTTATTAACTTCGTAGCAAATCAGTGTAACCCTCTTATAGATAGAGATCTCCCATTCTATACTGAGTATAATGCAGAAACAATGTATTTTAAAACTATAGCATGATGGTTTTTTCAAAAGGATATATAGATAATTTATATAGTGCAGTAACAGCTAATTGCTACTCAGTACTGGAGTCCCCGTCTTTGGGAACTGAAAATATGAATCCTTATAGAGTAATTGTCGAAGCCAATATAAAAAAAGAGGTAGATATAGAGATTCCTACTGTATTAAAAGCATCACTTGATTATCTGCCTAGAAGTATAGCTGGAGAAATACTGCAGAAAAAACATAGGATAGGAATTGCTGTGCCCTTGAATTCTAGAAATAATATAGGTTCTGGGAATAATACATTGATTAAAGAACTGTTTAGGTTACTCACTTTAAATAAAGTATCTCGTAAAGATCAGATATACTATGGATGTAAAGGAATAGCATTTGATAGCTACATGAAGATGCTATTAATGATAAATAAATGCTACAAGGTTGAGAACTTCAAGTTGGTCCCTACTAAGAAGATAATAGTACATGTATCTCCAAAGGTATTCATAGATAGATCAAGTACCTTAGAGAAGCATATAATCAATAGAGTTATACCTGCTTTCCTATCTAAGGATAATTATTACGGATTCCAATATGAAGTGGAGGTGAAAATAGATGATGCTAAGGAGTTTGTAAGAGCTGTTCATCCCCCCCAAGATAGAGACATGAATGAGGCTTTAAATAATCTTCTGGAGGATAATGTTAATAGTTTATTATTGAAGAGATGACAGCAGAAGAATATTTTGGAGGTTGGACTAAGGTGATTGATAAGGCAGAACTTAATCATGTAATGAGTGTACTATCTAAAGAATATACAAACAAACCTATATGTCCTAATCAAGCTGATGTATTCAAGGCCTTTAAATTATGCCCATTCGAAGATTTGAAGGTAGTATTTTTGGGGCAGGATCCTTATCCCCAGAAAGGAATAGCCACTGGTGTATTATTTGGAAATAGGAAGGAAGTCTTAGAAGAGAATTTATCTCCTTCTCTTCAAGTGATAAAAGAAGCAGTAATAGATTTTGAAATTCCCCACAATAATATTATCTTTGACCAAACTTTAGAGAGTTGGGCCAAGCAGGGTATATTAATGATTAATTCTGCCCTCACAGTGGAGATGAATAAAATAGGTTCTCATGTCATGGTTTGGAGACCATTCATAGCCAAACTATTAAAGAATCTATCTGAATGTTCTTGTTCCATTATATATGTATTATTCGGTAAGCAAGCTCAAACATTTGATCCATATATTAATAAAAGATTTAATCACATTTTAAAAATTGAGCATCCTGCATACTTTGCAAGGAGTGGGACAAAGATGCCTCATTATCTATTTGATGAAATAGATAAAAAATTAAGAGATATTTATGGGTATTCCATAAAATGGTATGAAGAATATTAACATTAAGAAAAAAAAAACAATGAGTACAAAGAAGTATTACACGAGAGCAGGTGAAGAAGTAAAGATGGGTGACGTTCTAAGAAGAGAACGTAGGGGAGATTACTTTGCTATAATTCAAGAATTTACTGTACTTCCTAATAGTATAAGTAAACTAATTAAAAAAGGTTTAATAGTAGAGAGAGAAGATCCAGAAAAAGGACCCCTTAAATCTGAAAAAGATGCGGAGTATTATCTTAATAAAATATTCCAAAAATCTAGTCTAGATGAAGAGAATTCTACGGAATTCCTTTTTACCTTACTTAATATTTGTCCAGCTTCACTATATACTATGTTCTTAAGGGAAATAGCTATCGACCTAGATGCTAATTATAAAGATCATATTAGTAATAGCCCTAGCATATACATAGTAGATATAGCTAGTATGAGAGTTTATAACCTACCCAAAGCATATATCAAGAATTATAAAAACTTCGCTGCTTTCAGATCTAGCAAAGAAGCCCTAATTGCTCTTGAATTATTGAAAGAGTTTCAAAATATACTAGAGCACGAATATCCTGACCCTAAATGAAAATTGCGAATAAAAAGATAAGGAATGCTACTGTCTGCAAGGATAGTAGCATTACCTTTAAGAGTGTTACGGAGAAGAGGTTTTATAATATCCTTCTGCAGCATGGATTCAATCCTCAATATGAGCCTAAGACTTTTACTTTATGGGATGGGTTTCAACCAATAACCCCTTATTACGATAAGGAGACAGACAAGCAGGTAGCCAAAAGACTCGAAGAAGGAGTAAATGACTGCCCTTCAAAAATGTTAGTACAGAAGACTGGGAAAATAGTAGGCATCAGATATACTCCGGACTTCTATTTTAAGTATAATGGACTCAATGTCTATATCGAGGCTAAGGGGATAGAAAATGATGTATTTTATATCAAGAAGAAAATGTTTTTGTATTACTTGGACCAGCTCTACACAAAGAGCGGTGAAAGATCTATATATTTTGAGGTGTATACAAAAAAACAACTTCTTCAAGCAATAGAAATTATAAAAAAATTATGAGCAGCACACCTGTAGATAGAATTAGGAAATTAATTGGTTTACTTCCTGAAAAGGATATTCATTTAGGCTATAAATTCCTAGATAATAGAGACTTTTACTCGTTGAAGGAGCTAGTAGATTCTGCAATAAATAAGATACGAATGGACAGAAGGAAAGAAAATCCTAGGCCAGAATATTTAAAGATTGATCTAGACAGCCTTAATGTGTTAAAGTCTGAGGTAGATGTGTACTTAATGCAACTTGATTTTCCTAGTGATTTAGAGTATTAAGGTATGAAGTCTTTATATGATATTTCGTGGAAAGTAAATGAGGAGGAATATAGGTCCGATCAAGCCTATTCTTATTCCACTATAGCTAGATTTAACAGAGAAGGATTTAATGGTTTGAGGAATTTATATGATAAAGTAGAGACTCCTTCTTTGTTATTTGGTAGTATGGTAGATACTCTTCTTACAGATGGTCAAGAAGAGTTCAATAAAAGATATGAGGTAGCTGAACTTCCTGACATTAGTGACTCTCTGGCTCAGGTAGCCAAAATGCTATTCAATACATGCCATGAATCTTATAGTAGTATAGAGCAAATACCAGACAGTATTATATCAAGTACTGGGGAATCTTGTGGATATTATTCCAATCCTAAGTATGCCTCCTATAGAATAAGAAAGATAAAAGAAGAGTGTAGAGATTATTACTCTCTATTATTTTTATCCAAAGATAAAACATTAGTATCAACTAAAGATTACATAAGTGCCTGTGAATGTGTAGAAGTATTGAAAACACATAGAATGACTAAGTGGTACTTTGAACCTAATAACCCATTTAATCCTGAAATAGAGAGGTTTTATCAATTAAAGTTCAAAGGAGAATGGAATGGGATCCCATTGAGATGTATGGCGGACTTACTAGTGGTTAATCATAAGGATAAATCCATTATACCTTGTGATTTAAAAACATCTGGAAAGAATGAATGGGAATTTTATAAATCTTTTATAGACTGGAATTATTGGATACAAGCTCAGCTTTATTGGTATCTTATAAGGCAAACTCTAGATAAGGATGATCTTTATAAGAATTATAGATTATTAGATTACAGATTTATAGTAATCAATAAATATAATAAAAAACCTCTCATATGGATATATGAGGATACTGTTGGATTTGAAGATCACATCTATGGAAGAAACAAGCAATACTTATGTAGGCATTGGAGTAAGATAGTATCAGAGCTCCACCATTATTCTACTAATAATGTAGAATATCCTATAAATATTTCAAAAACTAACATGATAACAGATTGGTTAAATAATGAATGATTTATTAAATTACTTTAATGGAGATGAGTTAGCAGCTTCTACATGGAAAAACAAGTATGCTATGGAAGGAGAGAGAACTCCTGATGATATGCATAGAAGACTTGCTAAGGAATTTGGTAGAATAGAGAGGGAATATGCAGATAATACTTCTATCAGTCAAAAGGACAAATTAATGTTATCCTCTTATGGATATAATAGGAAAGAGCTAAAAGAGGAGGATATATACGAATTGTTTAAAAGATTTAAGTATGTAATCCCTGGAGGTTCTGTCATGTCTGGATTAGGCACAGGAAAATTAGTCTCTTTATCTAACTGCTTTGTAATAGGATCTCCAGAAGATAGTTATTCTAGCATAATGAACACTAGAAGTCAACAGGTTCAACTTATGAAAAGACGAGGAGGTGTTGGCTATGATCTATCCAACTTGAGACCAAGAGGAACTAAAGTAAATAATGCTGCAAAGGTATCTACAGGGGCAGCCTCTTTCATGGAAGTATGTTCTGATATTACTAATGAGGTAGCACAAGGAGGCCGTAGGGGGGCTTTAATGTTAAGTATAAATATAAATCATCCTGATATTGAGGAATTTATCACTAAGAAACAAGATCTTACCAAAGTGACTGGTGCTAATATTAGTGTGAAGGTTACAGACGAATTTATGAAAGCAGTAGTTGATGATAAGGATTATTTGCTTAGATGGCCAGTATATACTAACTATAGTCCATCACAACTAGAGGAGATGGAATATGACAAGTTGCTTTGTATTGGAGAATCTTTTTCCGTTGATAAGAGGGTTTATCTGAAAAAGATTAAAGCAAGAAAATTATGGAATACTCTAATGCATTGTGCATATAATACTGCAGAACCTGGAATAATATTTGAAAGTACCATGCATAATTATGCTCCTGATGGTGTTTATGAAGAATTTAAGATGATCGGGACAAATCCTTGCGGTGAAATACCAATGGGTCCCTTTGATAGTTGTAGATTAATTCATATTAATTTAACAAGTTACATAGTAGATCCATTTACAGATATGGCACATATCAATGAAGAATTACTCTACAAACATTCTTATGAAGCTATGAGATTAGCAGATGACTTAGTAGATCTTGAACTGGAAGCCATAGATAAAATCATAAATGTAGTTAAAGATGAAAAAGATTTTGTAGAATTTAATCTGTGGAATAGGATAAAGGAGACTACTAGAAGAGGTAGAAGAGCAGGTCTTGGGTTTACTGGATTAGCAGATGCTATAGCCATGTTAGGATTAAAATATGATTCTGATGAAGGTCTTCAAGAGGTTGAACGATTAATGAAAATCATGTTCAATGGGCAATTTGATTCTCAAATTGATATGGCTATAGAGAGAGGGCCATTTCCAGCCTGGAATACATCCAAGGAGTTTAATGTCGAAGAATCATTTATCTTCGGTAAGAATGAGTGGTACAAATTCATTAATGAAAATTTCACTTCAACAACTGCTAAAATGAGATGCTATGGTCGAAGAAATATAAGCTGGTCAACTGTTGCACCTACAGGCACTGTGAGTATTATGGCTCAATGTTCTTCTGGTATTGAGCCTGTGTTTTTACCTTTCTATGAAAGAAAAAGAAAATGTATGTCTCCTAGTGATAGAGCTGACTACACAGATGTGAAGGGAGAGAAATATACCTTGTTTACCGTAGTTCATCCCAATCTAGCAAAGTGGCTTTGCTTTTCTACATTTGGAGGTAACTTTAATAGTAATGAATATCTGGAGAGGTTACAGGATATAGAGTATCTCAAAATAGCTTTCAAGGATAGTCCTTATTATGGATCTACCGCATCAGAAATTAATTGGAGACAGAGAATTAAGTTGCAGGGTATTATACAGAAATATATTACCCATAGCATCAGTTCTACTATAAATCTCCCAAAAGAAATTACTGAGGAAGAAATTGCTGATATCTATATAGAAGCATGGAAGACTGGAAACAAAGGACAAACTATATACAGAGATGGCTGCAGAGAAGGAGTTCTGAATAAGATAGAAAAGCCTGCTATAATAGATAATAGACAGGCTCCTAAAAGACCTAAAGAGCTCGAGGCTGACTATCATCAAGTCAGAGTAAAGGGGGAGCAATTTATCGTTCTTGTAGGACTATTAGAAGGGAAGCCTTATGAGGTTTTTGCATTCAGACCTCTGAGACCTATCGATATTCCTCCCCACAAAGGAAAGATTATCAAGAAGGGTAAAATGCATTACAGCTTTGATAGTAAATTTATTCAATTATCTGATTTACAATTGGCTAATACTAATATAGAGGAGAAAGCTGCTACTTTATATTCATCAATGCTATTAAGACATGGAGTTAGTATTGAGTTTATTACTAAAACAGCCAAAAAAGTAAATGATAATATAACTTCTTTCAGTTCTGCTATGTGTAGGATATTAGCAAAGTATATCAAGTCTTCTGAGGTTAAGGGAGAAGTATGCCCAGAGTGCGGTGGAAACCTAGTTAGAGATGGAGGTTGTACACACTGCATGAATTGTGGTTATTCAAGATGTGATTAACTAATAACTATTTAATTATGGAAATTGTAGTATTGGATTATCAAAGTTCCACCGTGGATTGTATAAAAATACCAGAAGAGGTAGCTAATAAAATAGATAATGTAGAGGAGTACCTTGAAACTATAGGATATAACGTAGATAGCATCTCTTTTATGACAGGAAATAAAATTATGTTTAAAAAGAAGAGAGCTTTGACTCCTCCTCATATAGTAGATTATAATTATTTGTTTTAATAATAAAAAAAATATAGAATAAATATGAAACTTAAGATAAAGGTAAAAGTATTAGTAGATGGTTGTATGCCTGAAATTAATAAACTTGGAGACTGTATTGATTTAAGAAGTGCTGTAAATATGAATATTCCAGCCCCTCAATCAGGCACTCTCAAGAGAAGAGTAGATCAAGATGGAAATGAAGTTGGATATAGAAATGTAACAATGGAAACTTATTATGTGCCACTTGGGGTAGCTATGGAATTACCAAAAGGATTTACAGCTAAAATACTGTCAAGGAGTAGCACACCTAGAAAGGTAGGATTGTTTATCCCTAATGGTTTGGGTTTTGTAGATAATCTCTATAAAGGAGAAGAGGATGAGTGGAACTATATCTGCTCCCCATTAAGAGAAACCTCTATTAAAAGGGGGGACAGAATCTGTCAATTTGAAATCGGACTTAGCCAACATGCTTCTATATGGCAGAAGCTAAAATGGCTGTTAAGTTCTGGAATAAAATTAGTTGAGGTAGAAAATTTGGAAGGAAAGCAAAGAGGTGGTCTTGGTTCCACTGGACTTAAATAATAACTAAAAAAAAACTATGAAGTATGATATTAGATATAATAATCGTGATATTAATGGTATTAGCAGTAGCTTTTATTGCTAATACCATCATGGAAGTAAGGAATAGAAATAATAGTAGAATTTCATTTAAGGAATCTATGGATTTAACAGAGCTGCCAGTAGCAACATTCAACTGTAATAGAAAGAAACTAAATTTTCTATTGGATACAGGTAGCAATCTATCTTATATAAACAGTTCTATTCTATCTCTTCTAGACCATGAAATCATTGATAGGGAATCTAGCGTAGTAGGATTTGAAGGAAATGAAGTTAGTACTGGCTCTTGCAAAATTACAGTAACATATAAAAGGAAAAAATTCGAAGAAGAGTTCAGTATGGCTGATTTAGATGCAGCATTCAAGGTGATTAAGCAAGAATCCGGTGTACAACTCCATGGAATCTTAGGAAGTAGATTCTTTGAAAAATATAAGTATGTCATTGATTTCAAAAACTTGATAGCATATATGAAATAATGGATAACATAATAAAACTTAATTCTAGAGGAGGAATAGACAACTGTCTAAGAAAACTTAAGAATATGAGTGGAAAAGATTCCAAAACCTATGTATTGAAGCACGATTATATAAATGTGAAATCTGGATATGTAGAGGAGACTAAGAGATTTATTTCCCCACCAGGAGGTCCTATGATAATAGAAGGGGAGTTTCTGAAAGAAGCTGGGGCAGTTGTTAAGTCTATTATTCATTCAATAGGGTATGGGCATGTTGTAATATTTGAATAATGATATACGCAGTTACGAAAAATAAAGAGTTGTTTGAACCTGAGAGGTATAAAATAATAGGGGTAGATGAAAGTCTGTCCCTACTTGAACCTCTTAGGATTGTTGGAGTTGATACTGAGACTAGCGGATTAAGTTGCCATAAGGATAAGCTCTTGTCATTGCAATTAGGGTGCTTTGATTTTCAAGTAGTAATAGATTGTCTTACTACAGATATTACTTTATATGAAAACTATCTTGAATCTGATAGGCTTTTCTTATTTCATAATGCCAAATTTGATCTACAGTGGCTTTATAAATATCATATAGTTCCTCGTAATGTCTATGACCTATTTCTAGCAGAGAAACTAATGTGGTTAGGTTACCCTACTGTATTAAGTCCGGAAGTATGGGATAAGATACAATGTCCTAGGTATGACTATGTACCAGCAGATCCTAGTAAGAAAAGTTCAAAAGCCAAGTATGTCTTGTATATGAATCTGAAAAAGTTAGGTGAAATGTACCTTGGAATAGAACTAGATAAGTCTATAAGAGGACAAATCATCTATAAAGGCCTTACAGAAGATGTTATAGTTTATGCTGCTAATGATGTGAAGTACCTTGAGAAGATACGAGAATTACAACTGAAACAATTAGAGAAGCAAGGACTTCTTACTGCCATGGAGTATGAAAACAAGGCTATACTTCCTATTGCTTATATGTGCTATTGTGGCATAAAGATGGACAAAGATAAATGGCAAAAGAAAATGGAGCATGATCAATCTATTCTTAATAGTATTAAAAGTGAAATGGATAAGTGGCTTATAGAGCATGAACCTGATTCAAAATATATTAAGATAGATAGACAAGGTAATCTATTTTCAGGTTTTAATACCGAGCCACAAGTAACTCTTAATTGGAATAGTCCTAAACAAGTTATCCCCTTATTCAAGAAATATGGAGTCGATACCACTGCTCTGGATAAAGAAGATGATGAGGATAAGGACAGTATAGGAGCTAAGGTACTAGGCCCTCAGAAGGATAAGTGCAGTCTTATTCCCTTATATATAAGGTATAAGGAAATGAAAAAGCTGTGCAGTACTTATGGAGCAAATGTACTTAAGCAGATAGACAAGGATACTGGAAGGCTATATACCAACTTTAACTCATTGGGTACTGATACAGCAAGAATAAGCTCAGGGGGTAAGGACAAGTCAGCTAAGGTTGAGTATGTAAATATGCTTAATATGCCTGCTGATGCTAAGACTAGGGCTTGTTTCATAGCTGAAAGTGGCAATAAATGGATAAGTGCTGATTACTCGGGTCAAGAAAGTTTTATCATGGCTGATGTAGCTGATGATAAGGAGATGATTAGAGAGCTTACCTATGGTGAGAAGGACTTACATACACTAACTGCGAAGATAGTATTTCCTGAAATTCCTAAAGATATGCCTGCCAAAGAAGTTAAGAAGCAATATCATAAGTTGAGAAGTGAGGCTAAAGGTTATGAGTTTGCTTTTAATTACGCTGGTAATGACAACACCATTATGAGGAACTTCGGGCTTACAGCTAAAAGAGCTAAAGAGATATATGACAATTATATGAGAGGCTTTAATGGTCTTAAAAGATATATTGAGTTCAGAAAGAAGGACTGGTTCAGTAAAGGCTATATAGATCTTAATCCTAAAGTTGGATATAGAGCTTATATCTATGATTGGAACTATCTTAGGAAGCTACAGGTAAAGTTTAAGGAACCTGGATTTTGGGATTATTACAGGGAAATGAAAATAGATGCTCCTAAATGTGATACAGTGCAGATAGTAAAAGAGTTCTTTAAGAGGAAGTCTGATTCTGATAGGCAATCCGTTAATTATCCTATACAGCATACTGGAGCATTGTGTTATAAGGTAAGTATGATAAACTTTTTTGAATATTTAAGACGTAATGACTTATTATTCAAGGTGTTGATTACTGTAACTCCTTATGATGAAATCAACTGTGAAGCTCCAGAAGAGATAGCAGAAGATATAGCCAAAGTACTATATGATATAATGGTTAAAGCTGGAGCATATTTTGTTCACAGGGTAAAGTTGGATGTAGACGTGTCCAGACATAAATTATGTATAGGAGACTTTGAATTTAATGGAGAGAAGATCATGGTTAAGGGCGATGTTATAGCCTCTATGGGAGAAGATGTTCTAGTAAATATCAGAACTAATCAGTCTTATAAAATAAAGGACTTACCAAAGAGCTATAAAGAATATCTTGATGATAATGGTCCTCTTCCTACTTATTGGGTACATTAATTAAGATAGTATAGTAAAAGAAAATAAGTTAAGGAAATGGTAAAAATTAATAAAGTGTATAAAGATCTTATAGATAAACTTGAAAATGCTATAAGAGCAGGAGTATCTATAGAGGCTTTAAATCCTATAAGGTCTGTAATGAATGAACTGAAAATCTTAGGGCAAAGACCAGAACTTGACAGTAGTGTAGATTCCTTTATGGACATAACTACTAATATGGCTAAGACTTATGCAGCTAAGAATCATGATTATGGTAATTCCTTTGATTGTTCTCTTAATAAGTTTGGACTTATAGCAGGTCTAGTAAGGATGGGAGACAAGATGAATAGACTGGAGTCATTAGTTAATAAGAAGGCTATGGTTAAGAATGAGTCTATTAAAGACACCCTTCTGGACCTTGCTAATTATGCTATAATGACTGTGATGTGGTTGGATAAAAATGAAACCAGTAATGATTCCGTATAGAATAAAACACAAGGCTACTGGGCTTTACTATAAGCCTGGTAGACCTAATTTGTCTAAGATAGGGAAAGTCTACAGTACAGGAAATAATGTATTAAACTACATAGGAAATAATAAGTTTGTAAGTATCATTAGTACTAAAGCACCTTTATCTGGAAGGCTTGAATTCTTAGGATATGAACTAAGATGGGTTGAATCTGGGATTCACTGTTGCTTTGAGATTCCCAAATCTGAATTATTGATTGGTTCCATAAAAATGAGATTCCTCTATATTTAAAAAGATTCCATGCAAAGGAAACAATATACAAGGAGAGAATTTATTAAGATAGTAGAGAGTAATGGCTTCTATTATAATAGATGTAATGGAAGCCATTCTATCTACATAAATAATGAAGGAAGGCATATCAGCATCCCAAAGAACATTAAGGATGTAATTATCAGAAGGCTGATTAAGGAGAATAACCTAGATACGAACCTAAAGAAAAGAAGAAATGACTGAAAGTGGATATTATCCAGAAGGAGTGGAACATAATGATCATTCCCCATGGAATATGAAATCAAATTCAAGTAGGAAAATTGAGGTTGAAGCTATTATAACATTAAGTAAGATAGTGTCGATATGGGTAGATGACTATACAATAGTGGATTCAGGAGTAGATGAAGATGGGGATTACTTCGAAGATATAGACTACTCAGAGTGTGATATAGAAGGAGCAGTAAGAGACCAAATTATACTACCGGATAAAGGTAATTTAAATGAGTGGAAGGTAGATAGTCTAGAAGTAGAAATTAAGAAATGTTGATGATATAATAAAGAAATGAAAGCAAAAATTAAATCGACTGGCGAAGTCATAGAGGTATCACGGACAGAAAATATTATCACCAAAAGAGGAGTGGAGCGTCAATATGTTGATAACAAGCGTAGTTGGTGTACATACGTGCAATCAGAGCTTGAATTTATTAAAGAAGAACCACACAAGGACATTGATTGGGAGCAACGTAGGTATGAGATAGCCAAAGATATGATGACTGCTGCTGAACAACATAACAATGATACAACAGGATTCAAAAATACAATGGCACAAGCGCAATATGCAATAGAATGTGCCGATGCGCTCATAGCAGAATTGAAGAAAGGAGGAGAGCAATGATTGAACGATTAAAATGCTGTATCAACATTCTGTTTGCAAAGCAATATATCGTTTTTACGGCAGACAAATACAAGATGGGTAAGTTCGGATCAGGATATATCCGTACAACTAATAAAGCATTCTTACAAGCGGCTATTGAGGTTATAGAAGAAATAGATAGTCATCTTATTGAAGTTTAATGAAAAACAAAATTGTTATGGACGAGAAATTCAAGAAGGCATATGGTATCTATGATGGCATAGATACGAGTATATTTAAGCACATACCAGAAATAAGTTTCTATAATAATAACTATTACATAGGTTTAAGGAGAGAAAATGATGTAAACAATGATTTGCTTTTTGCAAAAAGCAATGATGATAATTTTACAGACTGGTATATTATAAATGGCAACTCTGTTAGATATATAGGATATGAGTTCTCAGATGAAGGTGTGTTAATACTTAGCGATAAGGAATTTACTTAAACTAATAAGTAAAGTATATAACGTGCTGCACTTGGAATTTTTAGGACGAATGAAAGGGTAAAGATATGGATCATAAAGAAATTAAAATGTTGGTAGAAAATGGCAGAGAATTAAAGGAATTTATAGAACATAAACTGCCACAACTTAGGGAAGAAGTGGAAAAATCTAAGTATGGAATAGATAAACATCGTGATGGCTTTTCTACAGGAGCAAAAATACAAAGCCTTAATATAGAAGAGTTTTGTTATTCCTCATTTTCTGGAAGCTATGGAGACAGTAGCACTTATTCCGACATTTCAGGATTAAATATGATTATGTTGCGAGATTATTTTATCAAGTATCTGAATATACACAAAGATGAGATAATGTTGGGAGTTGCAGAGCTTATGATAACAGAAGCAAAAAACAATAGAACAATAGCTCTCAAAGAATTAGACGATTACAAAGCAAATCTTTTGCAACTTTTGGAGGACTGATTATGAAAATAGAAGATATTGAAAATGCCGCATTAGACTGTGCCCGTGGCCCAACTATGGGATAAGGAGATAATAGAATTTGAACGATTAAAATGCAGTAAGATATGGAACGAAAAATAGGTGAAATATTTAATTATCAGGATAATTTATATCAATGTATAAAGTCTATTACTTGTACTAATTGTGGATTTAATAATAAGGGATGCTTGGCAGATAAACATATAACAGGAGATTGTTCTGGTAGATTGGATGGTGCATCAGTTATTTTCAGGAAACTTGAAAAGATTGGGAATCCAATTATGGTAGAGAATAAATCATATTAGAAAATAAAGGTCCATGATTCTCTTTGTAATAATTGTGCTTTTTATGATAATTTTTCAAGAAACTGCAAATTGAGTTACTATATAAACCATCAACCTGCATATTCATGCCTAAAAGATGAGATATTTGTAGAAATCAAACAAAACAAAGAAGATATGGAAGAAAAGAAATTGAACTTAAAAGAATTTGACCTTGAAGCAGCCAAAGCAGGTAAGCCAGTATGTACAAAAGACGGAAGAAAGGCAAGGATTATTTGCTTTGATAGAAACTGGGAATATCCCATTGTTGCTCTTATAGAATGTGAGAATGGTGAAGAAATGATTAGTGCATGTGATAAAGATGGAAAAGCCAGAATTTATGAAACACAGGGTACTGACCTTATGATGCTCCCCGAAAAGAAAGAGGGGTGGGTGAATGTATATAAATCATATAATGTAGGAAAGAAAATCCCTTGCATGGCAAGTATTTACCCGACCAAAGAGGAAGCAAAAAAATCTTCCGTAGTAGGATTTGACTATGTTGATACCGTTAAAATCGAGTGGGAGGAGTAACAATGAAGAAATTTTTATTGCTTTTATTGGTATCGCTTATACTAACAAGCTGCTATACAAATGGAGATACCTTAATTGCTGTAAAAGAAGCACACCCCGATAGTGAGATATACCAGATAAAGATAAATGAGTTCATACTTGTTGATTCCATAGGAATATGGTATGTGAATGCAAATATGGGTGTAAAAGAACCATATACAGAAAAACAATTAGTTAAACTTTGGAATAATCATGGGAGAAATTGAATTTGGTAAATGTGAAATCTGTGGCAAAGAAGCACCATTAGAAAGGACTTATTTCTATTATCCTATTCATTGTGAATGCTGTGGTAGTAAGGACAAGAATGGACAAAAACAACATTTTGAAATGGTAGTACATTGCGAAGATTGTCCCGCTCCTATGCCAAAAGAAATACACCCGTTGCTCAAATCTATGCACGGTGAAGAACATAGAGCGAATATCACGAATATTTTGCCGACAGAAATTAGAGGTCAGTTTATTATAAATGATAAAATTATTAAGGAGAAGCAAGCTATGTGGGTAGCAAGAGATAAATATGGCAGTTTGTTTATATTCGATAAGAAGCCAAAGAAATTAAACAATTCTTCTTGGTGGGTAATGGACGGGACTTTTCATTGTTCTGAGATTGATGGTAATATGTTCCCAGAAGTAAAATGGGAGGATGATGAGCCAAGAAAGTTAGTATTAAACTCTCTAGAAGAGAAAGAAAGCTGTGAAGATAATAGAAAACCTCTACATTGTAATAATTGTGGAGGTACAAGTATTCTGAAGCATGCATGGGTAGATGCTAATACTTTAGAATTTGCACAGGAAGATTGGGCAAATAATGAATATTGGTGTGAGGATTGTAATGAAATAGTAGATATTGCAGAAGAGGAGGAAACAAATGAAAGTAATAAAGATATATGCTGATTGGTGTGGGCCATGTAAAGAGTTAGAAAAGTTATTGAAAGAGTGTAATATTGAACATGAAAGTGTTAATATAGACTCTATGGATGGAGAAGGACTTTCTCTTAAATATAACATTAAGTCACTCCCTACACTGCTAGTTACAGACGACGAAGGTAATCTTTTAAGGAAATTATCTGGAATGGTACCAAAAGAGAAATTAGTAAAATTTATTTATCAATAATTGTTGTATATGAAATTAATTAAACCTTCATGGAAAATCTTAGAACAGGAATCTGGGATAGATGGAATATACAAAGCCATAGAAAGAGCTGGAAGGACCTGTTATAAGTCAGAAGATAAAATGACAGAGGATTCTGCTAAAGGATTTGTAGATAGAATGATTAAGTCTGGTCATGGTGCCATGTTGGAGCATGGTACAGTGTATCTAGCTATGCCTATGGAGACTATAATGCCTATAGAAGCTAATGGTTGGGGTAAATATACTAAGAACCCTTATTCAAAGGGTTTCAAAGTATGTGAGGTTGATGGTCAGAGGAGAGTAGCTGTTACTACTAACCTTAGAGTGTTAGTAGAGAATGGCTGGCTTGATGACTTACAGTATATCTGTGAGCCTACAGAGTACCATGAGAAGAGGATAACTGTACACTTTATCTGTGATAGAGGTGTATCACATGAGTTTGTAAGGCATAGAGTATTCAGTTTTGCTCAGGAGAGTACAAGATATTGCAATTATTCTAAGGATAAATTCAACAACGAGGTTGCTTTTATTTTACCATGTTGGGTAACAGATATACATTCTGAAAATTCTTATGATATGGAGTTACTAAACAACTATCCTTTGGCAGAAACTGAGAATATGAGTCCAGAAAGTATAGAGTTTATTAGAAGTCTTGTATATAGTGAAAGTAGTTATTTTACCTTATTGGAAGCAGGATGGAAGCCTCAACAAGCAAGAGCAGTACTACCTAATGCCTTAAAGACAGAATTAGTAATGACTGGCTTTATTAACGATTGGAAACATTTCTTTGAATTAAGATGTGCTCCTAATGCTCATCCTAGTGCGAGAGAATTAGCTATTCCTTTAAGTGAAGAATTTATCAAAAGAGGACTGGTATGATGAATATAGATAAATTAAGAGAAGCCTGGCTGCAGGATAATCCTAAAATATTCTGCTTTTCAAATATTTTTAATTTTGTTCAATTCTGTTGGGCTCACAAGTTTACTCCCTATAACTCTGCTGTCGCATATGATGCTGAAAACGATGAAATGTATTTAGTAGAAAAAGAATATGAGAACGAATTTAGTTAAGAAAAAAAAAGACACAAAATCACCTCTAAATGATAGTATGCTTGACATGGTGATTGCATTTGATACTACTGGCTCTATGAATGCTTACATTGAGGCAGTTAAGTTGCAGGTAAAGGAACTGATTCCTAAACTCTTCAAGCAGAATCCTGATTTGAGGATAGGAATAGTGGCTTTTGGTGACTATTGTGATATGCCAAGCAAAGATAGATTTGGTAAGGCATACCAAGTATGTGAGCTTACTGATAATGAGAATAGACTTATAGAGTTCATTACTAAGGCACAGAGTACAAGTGGAGGTGATAGTGATGAGTTCTATGAACTTGTCATTAAGAAGATAGTAGAAGAGACTAATTGGAGAGAAGGTTCTACCAAAGCAGTTCTCCTTATTGCGGATGCAGAACCACATAGGGTAGGATATAGCTACAATGATAGAGTAGTTAATAATCAAATTGATTGGAGAGAGGAAGCTAAGAAAGCTGCTGAGAAAGGAATCAAGTTTGATACATTGACTATAAATAAAACTGGGTGGTATAAAGAACTCTCAAGTACTACTAATGGTGTAAGTGCTCCATTCAGTACAAGCTCAAAGACTTCACAACTTGTTGAAGCTGCTGCATTGGCAAGAGGAGGAGAAAAGACAAGAGGTCTTTATGAGACTACTATGGGTAGCTTTGAAGCAAGTGGTGATACTGAAATGACTGCTGTATATGCAGCTTATTCAAAAGAAGTAATATTTTAAAATAATAAAAGCATGAAAGTAAATCTTACAGAAATTGAAGTGGGGGATATCTTCTCAGAAGAGTCTCATTACATTGTAAAAGAAATAAAGAAGGATAGTGTTGTATTTGAACATCTTGAGAGTGGTAAGACTGTAAGTCTGAGCAATAAGTATATTCATAATATGCTCAATACTTCTGACCAGTATGAAAAAGAAGTAAAGGTTACTAAGGAAGATAAGAAAGATGGTACTCCGGGCATAAGAACTATCTTTGAAGGTATTAAGTCCTCTGAGGTATTCACTGTGGTCTTCAAGAAACAAGACAAGGCTAAGACTAAGAAACAGTTTGAGTCTGAGAGAGAATCTCAAAGAGCTGAGGCTATTGCATTAATAGATAAAGCTAAAAGACAAAAGAAGTCTATGGCTACAGCCTATAAGGAAGCTTTAGAATTCATTCAAAACAATCCTGTAAAGGACTATATTGAAGGAGAGGATAGAGTACTAAGAGGTTACAAGATGCAGTTTGTTTCTAGAGATGGTAAATATAAATGTATGGATATGGACATCAAAAGAACAGGAAAAGAGACTGGAGAAAGATATGTAAATATAAATACGATTTCACATCTTATTTATAATGGAGTAAAATATGTAGTAGAGTAATCTATTTACATCTCTTCCTGACAATATTAGAAAATTTTCAAATGGGAGTAACGGAGAGATCTTGTTACTCCCTTAGTAATTTTTTTTCTTCTTAAGGTCAAGGAAGAATTCAAAAGGCTACTTTATTCTGATAAAGTAAATTAATATAAACATCTTAAAGGGGTTAGATGTAAATATATAAATTAACCTCTTATTTCTTCATACTGTAATTAGTAATCAAATTAATTGATGGTAACTTTCACACTTAATATCTTGGTTTATTAAGGATAAATACCTACCTTTGCTATTGTTTTATTTAACAAGTATATTATATGAATAATTGTTTAGTAACAACTGAAGAGATTAGGTACCTAACTAAGGAGTTACAAGATGAAACAGAGGAATCTGTAAAGGGTCTTGTAGCTTTGTGGCAAAAAGAGAATAATAAATCTATTGAAGAGTATCCTACTGTAAGAGAACTTAATAATTTTAGATTTAAACTAAGAAGTGCAAATACAGTAGAGATGCTCGATGAAGCATTATCTCCTTCATTTGATGCTCCTAAGGTCTCTTCTATTGAAGAACAAGCTAAGGTTGATTTAGACTTTGATCCAAGAACAAGAAGAGATAGAGTAAGTCTTATTGCAAGGTTCTTTAGTAATGAGGTAGATAAAGCACTACAGGAAATGAATGATTCTCTTAATAAGAGAATGGATACAGCTTCTGATGAAGAAAGATTACAATTACAGATGGAGTTAAGCTCCCTTAATAGATTTGATGCCATAAAGAAATACACCCCTGCTGGATTATTTGATAGAGTATTGGATATATTTCAATCCTATATCAACGATACAGAAGAGAATAGAGTACAAATTGAACTTGGGGCAATAAATGCAAGAGAGCAGACATTAATTGATGAGGGTGTTATAGATGAATCTGAAAGATTCTCTGATGAACAAAAATTGGATGCTGCAAGAAGAAAAGCTGTATATAAGGAACAAGCTTATAGAAAAGTTGTTGATAACTTTAAACCTTTGGCAGAAGAAGCTAGCACATTACTCATAACGACAGAAGGAGTTAGAATTGACTTGAACTATATTGCTCCTAAAGATGCTAACTTAAATGATGATACTCCTGAAGGATACAGTGAGCTTGATGAGCAAGCTGATGATTATAATAAGGAAGAGACTTTTAAAGATGGCTGGATGACTAACTTTAGACAAGTTAGTTCCCATGAATCATTATCTCAAGCAGTTAGAAAAGTTATTAGGGAAATACCCAGGCTTGACTATGAAGGAATGTATGAGGAAGATGATTTGGGTAATCTAAGGTATTTAGATGCTGATTATGTTCATGCAACTCTTATTGATAAATTGAGAGATATGATTACTTCTGAAGATATGATTCCTCTTATACAGGAGCTTGAAAGGAATAAACCCTGGGTGGCTCAAGTAAGAGAATTACTTGAGAAAGATGATACTCTATTTTCTCAGTTCTATCAAGATTTTAGAAAGGATTTTATACCCTATTGGATCCAGAAGAAAAAGACGATGCTTGATGGTACATTCAAGATGCAAACCATTGCTATTAACAAGCCTGAAGGTGTATATTACCTTCTTGATGCTTGGAGAGATAACTATGAGAATGGTATGCAACTTGATAATGATAGTGTATATGAGAAGAATGGGGACATAAATATTGAAAATGCTGAAAAAGGTCTTAAGTGGGTCGAAACTCTAAACAATAAATTCTCTAATTTGGATACTGAAGCAAGATTAGAACTTCTTGAGGATGATAGGATCTGGAAAACTATACTAAAGCTGTTGAATATGATTGGTATTGATGCCAATCCCTCTATATTAAGAAATGCACTAACTGATATTAGAACTTCTGATACAGCTAAGTTTACTGACCCTATTACGGTCCTACTACCTCAATTGAATATTATATTCAAAGGAATCAAGAAGGGGGAAATAAAGTCAGAAACAGGAGAAGATGGAATAGAGAAGAGAGGAGACTTAATTAATACATTTGGTTCAGCTTATAGTGCAATTGCAAATATGATGGCTAATGTAACTGAAGATGCTATTGAAAGTAGTGTTAGAGAGAATGATAAGTCTTATCACTCTCATGTCACCCCAAATTATCTTGGAAAGTTAATTAAACAGCTTAAGAATGTAAGAGGAGATAGGAAGAGATTTGAAGAATTTATTAATACTGAGTTTAAGCAATATGAGTGGTTCTTTAAAGATGGGAGATGGAGAAGTGACTGGTTAGAGCAACTGGTTAACTCTGAGGAAATGAGAAGAGGCCTAAATCATAAAGTAGTATTGAACTCTGATAAAGTGGACTACACTAACTGGGATGACTTAGATTATACCTTAGCACTTCTTACTGAGTATTGGGGAGACCCAGAGGATAGCAGGACAAGTGTCAAGTGGGCTTGGTATCATGTTCCTATTCTTTCGGATGCTCCTTCTGCTGAGTTCATCAGATTCAGAAAATATGTCAGTGGAGTTGAATATGATGAGAATGGAAACAAACTGACTTATGATGATATTATTCTTGATAAACTGACTGATTTAGTCAATCAAGAATATGACAGAATAATGCTTGTCAGAGCAAGAGATGAGGAACTTCAAAATGGCAATCCAAACATCTCTCCTATAGCAAACTATGATATTGTCAGGAAGAAAGATGGAAGTATAAAGGGTATGGGAGGAGCTGAGTTCAAGTTCTTACCTGCACTTAATTCCATTAGATATGATAATGGAGAGACATTCTTTGACAGATTAAGTAGGTTGAGTAGAGAGGGAAGTGGTGCTGAGTTGAAGGATTTTATCAGAGGTGCTCTTAGAGAAGTCATGGATAATGGTTTTGAAGAAGCATATAGAGATTGGGCAAGAATTGGTCTGCTTGGTGAACTGCCAAATGGGAGATATAAATATCTGCCTTTTGCAGGGCAAACACAGCAGAACTCAAGGACTGCAAAATCTCTTATTAAGGCTAAAGAGATTCTTGGCACTACTCTATGGACTACTGATATGGAGTTGTTATTGAAAGATTATAACAACAATAACCCAGTAGATGACAGAGTAGCTGCAAACCTATTTCAACAGATAAGGGATATGGTTACTCAAAGGGTTACAAGAGGTGATATTACAAAGCAGGAAGCTGATAGTATCAATAGAAACCTTGTGGTAAAGAATAATGCAAAGGCTGCATTGAGAGAGTATTACTGGAATAGTAAATTAGCCACTTCTCAAATCATTGAATTGACTACTACTGATTTGGCATTCTATAAGAATGTAGAGGACTTTCAAAAGAGATATAAGGAGGTTCATGCCCCTGCTCTTAGAATGAATACCAAAGCAACTTATAAGGGTGAAAAAATTGGTAGAGATTGGGAAAGAACTATTTACTTGAAGGATGATGAGATTACCTCTTCTGTACTAAGTGACATTGAGACAGTGATAATGGAAAAGTATAAGAAGGGAGAATTATCAGATTACAATGCTGCATCCATCCTATCTAAGTTTGGGTATTCTAATCATACTGTTAAAAGTAAAGATGGTCAGGAAAAGAAGTATGCTAAAGTAGGTAATACTATGGTAGAAACTTCTTATGTCAATGTTGCAGATGCACAGGCTTATAGAAGTCTAAGCTCTTACAGAACAATACTTGGCATGTCTGGTCAATGGACAGATGAAATGGAGCAGGCATATAACAATTTCAAGAATGGTACTTGGAACATTGCTGACTTCAATATTATCTGGCAGACTAAGAAACCTTATGTATATACTCAGGTTAATAACATGAGTGGTGTACAAGGTCATACAGGTATAAAGACTCCCGTACAGCATAAGAACTCTGAGTTCCTATTACTTGCTATGCACGAATTAATTGCTGGACCTCTTGGCAAGTCAAGTAAGCTGAGAGCCATCAATGAGTTCATGGAAGAGGATAACATTGATGTAGTTCAATTTGAGTCTACTACTAAAGTTGGTAAGCAGGGAATTATTGACCTTAACCAAGTCAGTGATTTCAAGCAAGTGAAGGAGGTCTTGAAGAATGCTACTACACAAGATGGTGTGGAGAATCCTAATGTAGTTCATAAAGTAAGCTATGAGGATTATGGTATTCAGACTGCAACTCCTGAACATGCTATTGATGCTGTACAGCTTGTAGGTACTCAGATTAGAAAGTTGATTACTGCTGATATTGCACCAGATGCCATTATTGAGGTTGATGGTAAAAAGATGACCAAGCAAGAATGGCTGGATTTATATAATGCTGTTAACACTGAAAACATCCTTCAGGCATTCAGGGATGTAGATGATATATTCAAAGACCCTAAGAAGGTAGAGGAGATACTACTTGAAGAGATTAGAGGTAATCAGAGATATGGAATTGACATGATGAGAGCATGTACTCTTAATGAGAATGGTCAGTTCAATATTCCATTATTTGACCCTGTACAATCTCAGAGAGTACAGACCCTTTTGAATAGTATCATCAAGAGCAGAATTACCAAGCAGAAGATTAGAGGTGGAGCATTAATTCAGGTATCTGATTATGGCTTGACTGATGAGCTTCATGTGGTATTTGAAGGAGAAGGTGAGAACAAGAGAATCAAGTATCTTGAATGTTATATGCCAGCTTATTCAAGAGAGTTCTATGAGCCTCTTATGAAAGAAGGAACTCATGAACTTGACATCAACAAGTTGCCTGAAGACCTTAGAAAGTTGATTGGCTACAGAGTTCCAACAGAGGATAAGTATTCAATGGCTCCTCTGTATATCAAGGGATTCTTACCTCAACAGAATGGTTCTGCAATTATGCTTCCTGCTGAGATTACTACTCTATCAGGTTCAGACTTTGATGTGGATAAAATGTACATCATGTTGCCTGAATTTAAGGTAGAGAAGTTTGATTTCAGAAGAGCAAAGCAGGATTTCAAAGGTGAGCAAAGAATACTTGATGAATTGGCTTCTTTATTCAGAGAAGGCAGTCTGATGGATGACTTTGCAAATGCACCTGTAGAGTTTAAGGAATGGTTCAAAGAGAACAAGGAGAAGTACAGACTTGCTACACCTAAGATTAGGAAAGTAAAGTATGACTTTAATAAAGCCCCACAAGAGAATAGTCTTGAAGCAAGAAATAACTTGATGATAGATATGATGTGGGGAGTTCTGACAAATGCAGATACAGCTTCTAAGATTCTTAACCCCGGTGGTTTTGATTATCAGAAGAAAGCTGCAAGAATTGTCAGTATCCTTAGTTCAAGTTATGAATCAGATTTGAGAAGGGATTTGAATATTCCTAATGGTTCAGTTATCACTAAGTTACTTTCAATGGATTTGGAAGAACTTGACAAACTTGCTGAAAGAACCAAGAGAAAACTTGACCCCATCTCTCCAAGAACTCAGGTACAACTTCACCAACAGAATATGACTGGTGCAAAGCTGATTGGTATATATGCAAACCATAATGCAAACCATGCTTTGATGCAGCATACTGAATTAGGTCTTGATGTGGAAAATGGCTCATTTGTATTGAATGGAAAGAGACTAACATCTCTACATGATATTATGAATAGAGACAAAGAGTTCATATCAAAGAATAATGCAGGTTTCTTGGCTGCATCTGTGGATAATGTGAAAGACCCTGTGCTGGCTGGTATTAACCAGAACACATTTACTGCTGATGCCTCTATGCTTCTTTCAAGACTTGGTTACAATCCTGTTGAAATAGGTCTGCTTATGGCACAACCTATTATCATGGATATTACTCAGGCTTATTTCAGAGAGAGTAGAGAAGGTAAAGGTAAGGACACTGTGATTGATGAAATCCTTGTAGAATATAAGAAGAAGGCTGCAATGATGGAAGAAGTTACTTATGATAACTATAAGAATAATGACTTCCTAATTGAAGACCTTGCCAACAACATCCTTATTGCAAAGGAAATGGCAGGCATCACAAGTGCCCATCAGACTTCTGATTACAGTAAGGTTGAGTTCTACAAGAAACAAGTTGCTGTAGGATTCCTATTTAAGAGAATAATGAGAACTGCTGATAGCCTTGGTCAGCTTGTGCAAGCTACAAGGTCTGATACTCAAGGTGGTGCAGCAGGTCCAACTATTGCTGATACAAAGCTCAAAATCCAAAAGGTTCAAGACTTCTTGAAAGATATGGAGGAGAATGACAAGTTTCCACTTGTAGGGGCAGATGTAATCAGTGACAGTATTTCTCTTAATGATGACATTGACAACATAAGAGAGCAATTGCTTGCAAGTAAATTGCCTTTCTTACAGGCATTCTACACACTTGGATTGAAGCAATCAGAGAGAATGTTAAGCAAGTATTTCCCTCAATTCACTGAGTCATTTGATGAGGTAGTTGATGTTCTTAGAAACATGACAAAGACAGGTAGATTAAATGTGAAGACTATGAATAGTATTTACAATGATTTGCTTGCTTATATAATGTCTAAGACAGATTTCTTTGGTGCAGAACCTGATTGGAGTTCAGTAGATGAGAATGGTAATCCTACAAAGATGATTACATCTGCTGACAAGAGAAGGGACTTCATCAATAATTTCCCAACTTACTTCAAGAAAGTGGTTGCAGAGAATGAGGATATAGCTGACCTTGAGTTTATTAAGAGACTTAGAGTGATAAGGGCAAATGATACAAATCCTGTGGACACTGTGGTGTTTAAGAATGTTGGTCAATTGAGTCCCACTCTAAGAGAAAGATATATGAGAGACTGGGCTTCTCTATTATATATGAGTAACCCAGAAGCTCAAAAGCTTGCTCTTAACTTATTCAGATACAGCTTCTACAGAAATGGCTTTGCATTTGGTCCTTCCACATTTATTCACTTGGCTCCTGTAGCTGTAAGAAATGCAGTTCCAGAGTACATTGAAACACTGAGAAGTCTCCTTACATCTGAGGATGATTATAGTAACTTTGTTGAACAGTATATCTATAATCACCTTGATAATAGAAAGCTTGTTCCTGAAGTTCCCGATGATACCTCAACTTCATTTATAGGTGAAGACAATGAGATTAAGGATGAAGTTACATTTGTAATAGATGAAAATGCAAACTTTGGAGATAAAAAGATTATCAGGAAGAGAATTGATACTCCTGATGGTCCTGTATATGATTTCTTTGATTTCATTGCGAGAAGAAACAAAGGTGGATATATTTATTACAGATTAACTACAGACAGAGTTGATGAGTCTAATGTCGCAGTTTATAGAAGAATTGAACCATTAGGATTCAGAAACAGTTTCATTGAATATGAGTATAGAAAGGAAGCAAGTGAAGTAACTTCTGCTATCGAGAAAAACAAAAAAGATTATAATTCTAACGCTACTATTGATGAGACATTTGCTTCTTATGATACTCCTCAAATGACAGAAGAAGACTTGGCCAACTATGATATATATAGAGAATCGTTCAGTGTAGACACTTTGAATCAAGCTTATGAGAGTGTTTATGGTACTCCTCTTGAAATACCACAAGGTCCTGAGAATGATGTAACATCTATTCAGCCTAATGTGGAATACAAGGATGAGAATGGTGACAGTATTTGTGGTGCAACAAATTTATTAAGTTAATAAGATATGTCAAGAAATTGTGCAATTATTCCTCAAGTAAGAAACAATAAAGATCAGATAGTAGACAGTAGGTTATTCAAAGACCTACTGGCCTACACTGGCAATAACAGAGCAGAAACTACCAGACTTTATTTAATTACTAAGAGTAGTGAATTTATTAAGGATTGGAATCCAAGACTAACTTTAGATGAAAACAATGAGCCCACACTGAGAAGTCTTTTACAAAAGACCAATTTTAGTGATATTATTCCCGAGTCAAAAGTACTTGAAAGACTCAATAGAGAAATAGGGTACTATAAGAGGGGAATGGATAGACCTGCTCTTTGGGTAAATAATGATGAGAACTACCAGAAGTTACTACAGAAGGTAATTTCATTCAATCAAACTTCAGATTTCAGGGATGATTATGTAGCTAAGATTATTAAGATTCAGGACACTGAATCCCCAAGAATCTTTATAGGAGTAAAGGTTGAGAAAAGAAATAGACTTAACTCAATTGATGCTGACAAAATGGTATATAATGCCAATCTTAATAGTAGATTAAGAGACATTTTGGCAGCTAATGGCATTGCAGTAGGTGCTCTTACAGACCTTGAGAAGAGGATGGGAATCAATGGTGTAACTGACTTTGATGTGGCAAGAACTGCTGCTAATGGAATGATTGAGATGATTAGATTGGCTAATGGTATTGAGGGAGAAAAAGCTCTTCCTGAAGAGTTTGCTCACTTTGCTATTGAAGCAATGGGAGAGTCCCCCCTTATCAATAGATTGATTAATAATCTCAGTTCAAGTGGTCTTATAGGTGAAATACTTGGTGATGAGTATGAGACCTACAATACTCTCTACAAAGGTGATACTGCAAAGTTAGCTAAAGAAGCAGCAGGTAAATTACTTGCAAAGCACTTATTGAAGTCAGAGCCTATAGGACAGAAACCCTACAAGAATTTATTAGAGAGAGTAATCTCAGCTATTAAATCCTTCTTCAAGACCATAAATGTCAACCAGATACAAAAAGCTATATATGAAGCAGATAAAGATTTTGGTAGATTAGCAAGGGATATCCTTAATGGTAGAATGGATGAGGAGATAAGTATAGATAATATCAAGTCATCTGATCTATTCTATCAAACCAATGAAAGAATTCAAAGAGATAGAAAAGTACTACAGAATATTATTAATAATGAGCTTAAAAGACTTAAGATTTATGAAAAGAGAAATCCTAATAGTCAATTTAGTACCAATCAAAGGCTCCTTATTGATAGACTAGAAATGGAGCTATATGATAACAATGAAATTGAAGGAATTTACTCTTTTCTTGATAATGCTCTTGAAGAGTTACAAAAAGTAAGTTACAGACTTGAATTACTAAGGGATACTCCGGCAACTAATGTAAATGAGAGAGCTTCTGTATTAAGGGATGTGAGGAATTATATGTACTCTTATAAGAATATTATAGAGGACATAAGGAAGGCACTAGTGGATGAAGAGAGATATGATGACAATAGGTATGGTCAAAGAGTGAGAGTATTATTAAATGATACTTCTAACTTGCTTGGAGACTTATTTGTTAAATATAATAGTGTGTCTATGCCATTATTTGTAGACTTTATCAAACCTTTTGTAGGAGAAAATATTATGATACCTTTTGGCAAATTTAAGGGTAAAGTAATTAAGGCCGAGGATTTGGTGAAGATGGCTGATAAGGATATATCTCTCTTTGATAGATGGCTGGATAGTATGGCAGATTCTTCGGATTATATGTTAAAGGTAATGGATCAAGCTGTCAAGAAGAGTAAAGAACAGGCAAGATCAAGAACCATTGATGTGATGAAACAATTACAGGCTGCCACTATTAAACTTGAAAAGGCTGGTATTAAGAATACTGACTGGATGTTTGAGAGGGATAGTAAGGGTAATTTAAGTGGTAATTACATCTCTGAAATCAATCAAGCCCTGTTCAAGGAGAAAGTAAGGGAAATGTTCAAATCTCTTAATGAGAAGTATGGAAAGAACCCTGTTGGTGAAAATGCTGAGAAGTATAAGAAAGAAAGACAAGCTTGGTTTGATGCCAATATGGAAATAGTCAATGGTAAGAAAGTACCTAAGATGTCAATCTATGGTAATAAGCAATACCAAAGACTAAATGCAGCTCAGAAAGAGTATTATGATACAGTGATGAACATTAAGTCCCAGTTGGATTCTTATTTGCCTGAGAAGTACACTACACTTACTAATGCTGTCAAGATAAGAAAGGACTTACTTGAGAGAGTTAAGTCATCTGATGGTGTGAGGTCAGGGGCAAAGCAGATATGGAAAAGTATCAAGGATGAGTTTATTAGAAGAACTGATGATGTGGACTTTGGAGACAGAGCTACAGTGAAGGACTTTGAAGGCAATGAGGTACAGACTCTTCCTATATACTTTACTAAACTGAAAGAGGGAGAAAGTGCAAATGACTTGTCTACTGACATTGTAAGTACTCTCACAGCCTATGCTGCAATGGCTAATGACTTTGATGAAATGAACAAGGTTATTGATGTGCTTGAATTAGGTAGAGACTTGTTAAGAGAAAGGCAAGTAATTCAAACTCAAGGGGGTAAGCCACTTGTAGAAAAGTTCAAGGCAGTAGGTAGAAAGGTTGAGAGTAAATTAACCAAAGAAGGAGAAGCTACAAGATTTGTCCAAAGACTGAATGACTTCTTTGAAATGCAAGTATATGGAAGATACATGGCAGATGAAGGTACATTTGGCAAGACAAATATTGATAAGGGTAAAGTTGCTAACTTTGTAAATAGAGTTACTTCTATGAACAACTTAGCACTCAATGTTCTTTCAGGTATTTCCAATATAGCTACTGGTAAAGTGATGATGAGAATTGAGTCATTTGCTGGTGAGTTCTTCAATGAGAAGAATACAATTACTGCTGATAGGATATATGGTCAATCTCTTCCTGCATATCTTGCTGAGATAGGCAATAGAGTAAAGACAAGCAAACTTGCCCTATGGGATGAGTTGTTCAATGTAATGCAGGAATATGAGCAGGATGTCAGAGAAGTGAACTTTGATAGGAAGACTTGGTTCAGCAGAATGTTTGGCACATCTACATTATTCTTTATGAATAATGCAGGAGAACACTGGATGCAGAATAGAACTTCTTTAGCATTAGCAGATGCTTATAAGATGAGAGCTCCTAATGGTAAGATTGTTAGTCTATGGGATGCCATGGAGGTAGTACCTATTGATAAAAATAATAAGAAACTAGGGGCTAAACTTCAATTAAAGCAGGGTTATAAAAAAGCTGATGGTTCTGATTTCACACAAGATGATATTATTAAATTTAGTCGAAGAAGTGCTGCGATTAATCAGAGAATGCACGGTATTTATAATAAAGCTGATAGATCTGCAGTGCAGAGATTGGCTATTGGTAGAATGGGTATGATGTTCAGGAAGTGGATAAAACCATCTTTGAATAGAAGATTCAAATCAGCTTCATATAACTATGACTTAGATGCTTGGACTGAAGGTTATTATAGAACGAGTGGTAGATTTCTATTGCAGCTTGTAAGAGATTTAAGAGAGACTCAATTTAATATTGCCGCTAGGTGGAATGAACTTACTTCTACTGAAAAAGCTAATATAAAAAGAGCCTTAACTGAAACAGGGCATTTCTTAGCAGTAATGGCTATTATAGGTCTCATTGAGTGGTCTGATGATAAGGATAGGCCATGGCTAGTCAGAATGACTGAATACCAGATGAGAAGATTATATACTGAATTAGGTGCTATGATACCTGGAAAATCTATGATTTCAGAAGGCTTAAAGATCATTAAATCTCCTGCTGCTGGTGTAAATACAATAGAAAATATACTGGATTTAACTAAATTACTCAATCCTTGGAACTATACAGATGAGATACAATCAGGCAGATATGAAGGACATAGCACAGCATATAAGTCATTCTTTGAATCTCCTGTAATTCCAATGAATAGAACTATATACAGGGGATTACATCCGGAGACTGGAATACCATTCTTTAAACAATAAAAAATATGATAATTATTCTAATACTTACTGCTTCTTTAGTCATTGGCTTAGCTATGACTATTGGACTAATTACAATAGAAGTAACTACTAATGAAGCCTATTGTAAATAAAAAAGGAGGAACTATATTCCTCCTTTTTTTATTTTCTCCTCAATAAAAAATTTCACCATAATGTTCAGATAGTTAAACATGCAATAGCTTGATCCCTTTCAGCTATAGAGATAGAATCAAATTGCTCTTTAGTCCACCCTTTATTAAGTAGCTGCATTTGAATATCTGAATCCAAAGAATCAAATAATAATTCAATTCCTGTAGATTTTCTAAGTCTGTTCAATTCTCTTTCCTTATATCTATTAAACATTGGGACAGTTAATAGTTGAATCTTATGACCTACAGCATTATTGGCTCCTTCTCTAGTAATTCTATATAAAAATGCTTCTCTTATATTACTATTACGAAAGGCTCTCATTGCTGCATCTACGGTATAATAGGTTTTATAATTGAGTTTTCTCACCTCTTCATTAGCCTTCTTGAATTCATCATTCAATGTTTTTTCCAGCTCTTCTGGAGATACTATTCTATTTCTAGATTGATTAATTAAGGAAATATCAAGTCTATCTCCAGCATATTTGCCCTCATTTATCATCTGATAATAAGCAATAAGATGTGGCTGTATCCTATTCCAATTTGTCACCTTTACATATAGGTCCATAAAGAAATTTTTTATCCTATTAAAAAGTCCTTCAGCTTGCCTAGTTTGCATATATTCTCTAAAGCCTTCCGCCATATCCTCCTCAAGATCCAACTCAGATTTATCTCCATACATCTCTCTAGCCTCAGCTAATAATCCTTGTCTTTCTGTTTGGTCCAGAAGGAGGTTGAAGACAACATGGAATGCTTCATGATAGACAGTTCCTTCTGCAGCTATATCAGATAGAGTAACTATACCATTGTTAAATTGCCCCCAAGCTAAAGTTCCTTGGCTACCAACTCTAATGAGACCTTTTACCACTCTTATTCTATTATCTTCTGATAATTGAGGAAGTACTTTTCTTACCCATGCAAGTTCCCTCTCTTGGTTCCAAATACCTCTTACTCCGTCATCTACTTCTCTTAATTTATGTCTGGTTCTTGAAGCCTTTCTATTATTTACAGTTTGTTCAGCTTGAGCTGTTTTAGCTGCTCCAGACTCAGTAGAGGTGGATAATATATTAGCAGGAATCTCAGATTTAGGTACTTCAACTGCAGGAGCAGATGAAGGATCGAATATAAGAGTTTTCTCATTTGATATATCTAGCACTCTCTGAGGATTACCATTAAGTATCTTCCTGATAGTATCCTTAGCTTGCTGTTCAGTAAGAGTCATTGGGTCATTCTTAATAAGAGTAATTGAATTACCATTAGGAAATATCGCCATATATGAATTACTTGCAACATGAGCTTCTTCACCCTGTCTACCAAATCCCTTAGTTATATTAGGTATCTTAGCCATATACACATCAACACCATTCACTTTACCAATAGGAGTTAAGTAGCTCTTATGCAACTTACTATCTCTTACGAAATAGCCTACTTTGCTATCCTCAAGACTATATTCAGGAAGTACATTATTAATAGGATCTTGTGTTTCAAGAGCACTATTAAAGACTGGTACTGTTGAATTAGTAGAAGTAGACTCACTTGCTTTTACAGCACCTACTAATGGCACATTAACACTAGGATTATAAGTAATTATTATACCCTTCTCCTTTGTTACTCCCTCAACAATATCCTTATTATAGCTAATAACAAATGGTAAAATAGCAAGTGTTGTAACAGGAGCATGATACTGAGACTCAAATAGATTTTTGTATGCAGATAATTGTAGAGTATAATAGTCTCTAGTACTTATTCTTTGAGTGGCTGATGGATTAGTAAAGTAATTTACTTTGTTACCATATCTATCTATAAAGTCATAAAAACTATACCTACTTGTTTTTACATCATATATTCTAAAATTTCCATCTGCATCAACTGAAAGAATATCAACTTCTCCTGCAACTCTTGTTCCATCAGCATACTTTTGAAATAGTACAATATTATTAGTTAAAAATCTCTCACCTCTTGATTCAATATTAGATCTAATTTCTGTAAGTGAAGAAATTAAGTCTGCAAAGGCTTTCTCATTCATATTATCAGGTCTTATAGGGGTATCATTCGATGTAAAGAAGTTCCTGATTACACTATCTACGGCAGTGCCAGCATTTAGAGCTCTCTGTGACTTAGTTTCAGACATACTATCCCTTATAATGTTTACAATAGTATCTCTATTTCTTACATCAATCTTCCCACTAAAAGCACTTAAATCAACTTTCCAGTGATTACCTAAATACTTCAAATAGTTATTATACTGAGTAACATTATCTGATAATTGAGATAATTTTACTCTTATATCTTTGAGAGAATCAGACTGTTTCTTTGACTCAACCCAATTACTTCCTAATCTATTATGTACTCTTTCATATGCATGATACTGGCCATCTTCCTCAAGTATATAGTAGAATTCACTATCAGTTCTTGTCTTATCTACTTTCTTTTGGTTCTCAGCTATTTGTGCTATGACTTTCTTACTATCTCCTACAGTTCTTTCTCTTCCAGCAATCTTATCTTTAACATTCTGAGCATTTTCACCTGTTAAATATTTTTGAGTTCCTCTATCTAATACCTGACCACTTGGTAATAGAATTCTGTTATTCCATATCAAAGAGCCATTGGTAGCATCACCAAAGTTAGCATTTGCCCAAGCTAAGTCACTGATTAATTGAGCATTTTCAGGATATATTCTCTGATTATTACTATCATATATAATACCAGTAGTTAAGTCTACTCCATAAGTAACACCATCAATAACCACCTTAGTACCTGTGATAACACCTTCAGTTCCACCTACAGGGGTTTCTATCTTCCTTGTAGTATCTGGAGATATGGATGCAAGACTTATAGCTTGATGTAGGTTACCCTCTATATCAAAGTAATCAGTAGTAAACCAACTACTTATTACCCTTGCATCTGAGATATTTGATGTAAGTACATTAGAATTGATAAGCATATTATTGTACCCACCTTTATTCAACATACCTAGATTCACTTGAAGGAGTAAATTGAAGTCAAGAAGAATTTCCCTTATTTCCTTCGAGATATCATCAATATTTTTTAAAGCAGGTCCTGTCTGTATCTCCTTATCTCCTATAATAGAATATAGAGTATTTTGGTCCCATTTTTCAGTCAAGAATACTGTTTTTACAGTCTCCTTCCTTATCCTTTTACCATCTTTCTCTTCATATATCTCATTACCTTGAGCATCTCTTTGTACTTTAGTAAATCTAATACCATTACCTGCATCTGATGTAAACCAATCAATATGCAAATCTCCAGTGTAAAGGTTAGTTGAAAGAGACTTTACTGCATTATTTAAGTCATCTTCACTCAATGAATTAGCAAGTGCTTCAATAGACTCCTGTATATTTTTATACATCTGTGCGCTTTGTATTTCAATATCATCAGGATTGAATTCAGTTTTATTGAAGTGCTTCACTCTTAAAGCAGCAGGTGAATATTTACCAGCAGCATTAGGAATAAGTAGATACATTCTACCCTCTTTTTGAGCCATATCTACTGGTTTGATAATAAGACTATCATCTATTTTACCATTAGTAGAAAGAGTACCATTCTTGATTATACCAAAGATAGGTTCTCTACCTTCCCCTAATACATTAGGTATATTAGCCAAGCTTCTTTCCTCAGTACTATAAGGTATTCTACCTACCATTATTTGTGATACTCTTGTGGTAGGAGTAGCAATGAATTTCTTAGTTTTATCACCCCTTTGTGCAAATTCAGCTTTTATCTTCTCTTCAAGACCAGCAAGACCTTCATATCTACTTACTGAATAGTCAGATTCGTCAAGACTACCTACAATCTGATTGTTTCTTCTATCTACAATGAAAATTGTATGGTCATTGAATTCAGGGTCAATCATAAATCCAAGCTCATCACCTACCTTTAGATTACTCTCATTCACATAAGTAAATGCACCATTATCTTTTAGATAGTTATATAACTCATCAAAATTTACCCCATGCTCCCTTTCAGCAGCTACTATATTGAATGGTCTAAAATCTCCCTCCTTGCTTGCTTGAATATGCAGTTCAGGTATTGAAGGTCTATAATAAGGCCTTTTACCCTTTTGTTTACTATCAAGTGATTGTGGAGTCTCTATTCTGTCATTAGTTTCCTTATTCTCATCTCTTACTTGAGTTGAAGTTATATTACCTGCAGGAGGCTCATAAGTAGTAACAGGAAACCCTCCAGTATCAACTGAAGGAATAGTAGAGGTTTCACTATCTCCTGTAGTGTCTTTTGTAGGAGCTGAAGGATTTGGTTTACCTTTTTCCCTTAATGTTCTATAATCTTGTGAGAATCTATTTTTAAATCTATTTTCATTATTGACTTGATTCATTGCTCTGAGAAGAGCATATTGAGCCTCTTGAAATTTAATAGTATTCTCCTCAGGAGTTAAATTGTCATCATATAAAGCATACGAGTTATCAATATATATAGAGTTAGGATTTGCTATCTCTTCTAAATTAGAAGAGTTCTCAAATTGGTCTTGAAGAAGTTTAAGAGCATCCATTTTAATATCTGGACTTTCATTGAGAGAATTAATTACTCTTTGTACTTCTGTATTATATGAGTTTGTTTCTTCATAATTCTTAGATATCTCATTACCTTCATCCTCAAGAGATTTAAGTGTTTCTTCTTTTATAGCAATATCTTCTTCCTCATTAAGAGCCTGCCTAAACTCAGATAAATTAGTAGCTGAAAGTAACTTACTCTTTAGATTATCAGATTTTCTCTTAGATTCCTTCTTAGCAACCTCCTCAGTAGAGGATACTATGTCTTCTTGAAGTTTAGTAGGATTCTCAAGATACTCCTTTAGTTTAGTATTATAATTAGCAGTTGCATTTACTAACTTCACAATATCATCAATCTTTTCATTGAATACTTGTGCATCATCAGCAGCTACACCACTAAGAGGACTTTCTACTACTGACTTGATTCCCTCTACTAACTTAGGATCTTTTGATAAAAGATAAGTAAAGGTTTTATCATCAAGATTTCTTACAGTCTCAAGGATAGACATGTTCTTTCTTATCTGCCTTTCATTCTTATCAGCAGAATTATACAAATCAGTTAATCCTGCATGAGCTCTACCTTCCTCAGTCTTAACTGAATTATACATATTAGCAAGCTGAGACATACTTCCTAATATAGTACCTATAGTAGGTTTAATCTCACTTGAAAGTTGATTAGCCCTATCCTGCCAATTACCAATTTGAGCTTTTAGCCATGTTAATTCTTCAAGCTGTTCATCATTTAACTGTTGTCCTGTTCTTACATCAATATCATCTTTAATCTTAGTATAGCTTGTGATAGTATTAAGCATCTCATCTTTTGTTTGAGTCAGCTTATCTATCATTTCCTGCTTTCCTTCTGGAGTACTATACATGGGATTACCATTTCTGTCAATAAATGGACCAACTTTAACTTCTTTACCACTTTCATCAGTTATAGTGGAAGTAGTATTTTCAACTATAGATGCAAGGTTTTCATCAGAGGTATCATAGGCGGCATTAACTAGAGTAGTTAAATCCTCAAGTTTTCCCGCATTATCAAACATCGCAATATCAGAAACTAACTGAGCATATTCAGCATTTTTGAACTCAAACTCATTATTCTCTTCTACAGCCTGGTTCATATCAGTTTGATATTTATTATGTCTAATGAGCCCTTGGTAATAATTCTTGAATTCAGGAGACTGAACTCTATTGTTCATATAATTAGCTATTTCAGTCTCTCTGTTTATCTTATCCATATACTCCCTAAATCCACCATAGATTCCTCCCTCAAGAGTAATAGGAGACTGTAATCTACCATCACTACTTCTCACTCCTCTGAATCTAGGCATGCCAAGAGCTCCAGTAAGAGTACCTATAAAAAATTCTTCCCAAGATGATCCATCATTCACTGTTTCATTAATTCCTTGAGCAAAGGATTTTATCCAACTTAATGTCTCTTGTTCAGCTTGCGGATCTATTTTAGCTTTATAGAAATTGTTTACATCATCTTCATAATAATTACCAGATATTCTACTTGCTGCTCCTTGTGAAATCTCTTCAAGACCTTCAGAGAGAGCTCCCATAGTAGATTTAGCTACCCCTCTACCTACAGTTCTTTTAGTAGTATATTCTCCAGCTTCTCCAACTATGTTAGTTGCCTTTCTTGCTGTCTTAAATCCATTAGCATACATCTTACCGAACTGGATAATATTAGAAGCTGTAAGTACTGGTAGGTTCATCAATAGATCCATATTACCCATCTTCAATCTATCTTCAGTTAATCTACTGATAGACGATGAATGAGCCTCTTGTAGAGCTAGACCTAATTCACTTATATTCCCAGTTAAAGTAATAGTACCATCTTCTCCTCTCACATAAGATTGACCTATAGCATCTAATCTACTAGTATAATCATCATCGATCTGTGCTTTCTGTAAATTAAACCAATCAGTTGAATTATTTAATGCTTCTATTCTACCTTCATTAACAGCAGATGCTACAGCTCCTACTCCAGATGTTACAAGCTTTGGAGCTTTTGAGCTCTTTGTTATAGCACCTATTATTTGAGGTAGCCCAGTTGATTTCAAGGTCTTAGAGATGAGATTACCTCCATAAAAAGCTCCTACTGTAAATCCTAGGTTTTTTATAAACTTGTCCCCTATAAAGTTGGCAGTAAATATATTATCATACCAAGGGCCTTCTTGCTCTTCTCTGGTGTAGTAATTGGGAAGGGCTTCTTCAGCCCACTCATTAACTGACTGTAATGCTTTATCAAAGGGATTATCCCATAGTCCTGACCATCTTCCTTCCTCTATAGCTGTTTTAGCACCAAACAATAATCCAAGAGTACCACTTAAGAATGTAGTACCTGCTAGAACTGCACCTTTAGCTAAACCATTTGATATTTGAGAATACCAGGGTTGTAACTCTCCCCTGGTATTTTCTAAATCTTGTAATTGAGTAAGAGAAGTTATACCTCTATCGAAATAAGAATCTCCTACTCCTACCTCTCCAACCTCTTGAATTATAGGTTCTGGAGATGCAGCCTTTCTCATTTTATATTCTGGTATACTCCTACTATATCCAAGTTCATCTAGATATCTATTTATCCCTTCAGTGGTATTTAAACCTTTTAATCCAGAAATTCCCCTTTTAGAAGGATCATTTATTCCATTTGCCATTATGATCAATTTTAGTTTCTATAATAAGAAGCTGCTTCCTCTTCTTTTGCTGACATAGTATTTCCTTGTGTCTTTGCTATAGAATTAAAGTAACTATCCAAATCTTCCATTAATCTAGTAGATATAGCAGTAGCAGCTTCTACATCATTATTCTCTATACTCTCATTAATTAAATCTATAAGGTATTGATATCTATTATAGATTCTCCCTCCAACATTTATAGATTCTCCAGCTATTACTTCTGGGTCAAGAAGGAATGATTTAGTCTTATATGTTTTACCATCTTGAATGCTTCCTCTAAGCACCACACCCAATGAAGGATCAAACTCAATCTGTGCATCTTTATTAATATAACCAATTACGTCTTCTAACTTAGAAGGTTTACTTTTTACTTTTCCATCCTCTATTTCAAATGCTCCAGTGTCATCATTTGCTCTTTGACTTCTGGATCTGATATTCTCTGCTAGTATTCTAGACCCTAAATCAAAGTTCGTGTTTGTAAGAGCATAGCCTGTACTTCTTATAGCACTCTTTCTTATTCTAGATTCTAATTCTTCTGCTGCTTTAATTAACCCTTCTGTAGAATTATTTCCGTTATCTCCTATATTAAAGTTGACGTTTATACCATATTTTTTACTTATATCGGAAAGTCTCTTCATATAAGATTGTGTTACAATATCTCCTGGAGCAATATTAATATCAGCACTACCTGGCTCTCCTCTACCTTTTACACCTGGGTAATAGGTCTTTTGAACATCAAGAGCTTTTGATGGATTACTTGCTAACTCTCTTAGAAATTCAGCATCACTCTTCATTTGAGTAGTATTCCTTATTTGTTCATTAGTTCTAGTTATAGGTATGGCCCTCCATGGTACTCTAGGAACTGTTGCTGAAGAAGAGCTTCCAGCAGCTTGTCTAGCAGCTAGTCTTGCTCCATAATTCTCTATAGGTGTTACTCTTTCCTCTCCAATAGCATCCCATAATCCCATTCCTGCATACTGGTAAGCTCTATCTAATGTATCCATATCTCCCCAAGAAGGAATAGGAGAAGCATTTACAGCTGCATCCATTATAGCTCTTAATGCTTTATTACTTCTTTTGTCATTAGGATGTTCTATTGCATATAGAACATCATCAGAAGATACATTATATTTAGTCAGGAAGGTGTTAGTATAAGCATCGATAGGTTTACCTTTCTTATATTCTTTTAACTCCTTAGCTAAATTTCTGGCCATTTGAGAAGTTTGAGATGCTAGAGTCTGTCCTGAATAAGCAGTGTAACTTAAGTTAGGATTTCTTACGTAATCATCTAGATTAGTAAAGGCTGCTTCTCTATCAAACATCAAAGTGTTATCCTTTAACTTAGCTTGTTTCTGAGCTTCTATATCTCTTACTTTAGCTGCATATCCTTGTTCTATAGGTACTATCTGCTGACTATATCTAGTTCTCATATTATTCAAACCTTGTCTGGAAGCAGGAGTAAGACCAGAAGTAGCTAATTGATCAGCTTGATATTTTAAATCATCTGCATAGGTCTTATACATATTATATGTGTATGGAGAATCCTGTTCATTAGCTATATTTTCCCATACATTGGCCTTAGTAGATAATTCATTATATTGGTCTTCTACAGCTTGATGAGCAGCTTCAGCAAGTTGTATAGGTTGTATTAATTCAGCATAAGAAAAGGGTTTGAATTTACTACCGGTTATTACATATCTTGCCATATTACTTCTTCTTTTTAATAGTTAAATAACCACCTTTAGATCTGGTCTTATATCCTATATTTCCAGTTCTGCCAGTATATCCATATCTAAGTCCTGGATTACTATTAATCAAATTAAATATAGTCTCCTCTCTTCCAATATCCCCTAAAGAGTCTAGGAAGTTATTTAAGTTAGCAGATCTAGCAGCAGACACAGCAGAATCAATTTGATCTCTGAGTTGGGCTTGAGTAATAGCTGATTTAAGCCTTAGTTCATCGTTCTGTTTATTTATTTGACCTACTCTCAGACCCATTTCAGAATTAAATTGATTAGTTCCTCTATTAAAGGCTTCAACTCTTTCTCTTTGAGCTAAGTTATATTCCTCAGCCTGTCTAGCTAAATCACCTAGTCTCCCTTGTGTATTATAATCGGAGGCTACTATCCCTGCTATTTTAGTTGCTCTATTTCCACCAGATAATCCCTCTATTGCTCTTCTTGTAGCAGAAGCTTGAGAATTAAGTTTATTTATATAGAAATTCCTATCGAAAGGTCTATATGTAAGATAATTTCCTACAGGCTTATAACTCACAGTCTGTAGATTATCTATTACATCTTGAATTAAATCTATATTAGAATAGTCATATTTATTTGTTGAGCCAATAAGGTCTGTCAAAGCATTTATTCCAGCCCCTACAGCTGGAGCATATCTCATATATGGCAATACTCCTCCTCCAGCATATTTATTTGAAGTTCTCTTTTTCATCTTACTATTTCTTACCTCTTCTTGAGACATTGCTAATCTAGCCATATTAGCATCTAGCCCAGCTTTACTAATAGGGTCATTAGGTCTTTCTTCACTTTCTTTTTGAATAGATTTAGCTACATCAGCAAAGGTTTTTCCTTTAAATTTATACCTTTTCTTGAGATTCTTAGGAGCTTTCATTCTATTACTAAATACGTAGTCATTAAATATTACTTCTCCTTCCTCAACTAGATTAGGTATTCCCTGTTCATCTACACCCATCTGTACACCTTCTAATGGGTTCTCCTCATGAGTTCCACCATTACCTACAATGGTGACACCATTATCAAATACTCCTCCATGAGTGTTTATAGGACCTCCTTTAGCTCTTTTATTACCCTCTAGAATATCCCCCCAATCTAAGGTGTACCACTTTCCATTTTTATATGTTGGATAGTTTCCTCTAAGTGATTCCTCAAGAATCATATCATTAAAGGTAGGATGTAATGCAGTCTTTAATATTTCTCCTGTAATTGGGTTTCTACTGCCAAGATGATAATAGCCATCTTCCTCTAATACAGGCTCTAATCCTCCCTCATATGCACCCCTAAGGTTATAAAATGCAGGGTCTGTATTTCTTAAGTTTGAAGGAAGAGCATTTTTCCATTCTTCAAAAGAAGGTTTAATACTATAAGGTGATTTGATGGCTTCTTTCCTTCTTCCCCAACCTTCAGCTTTACCTCTAACTATCTTCTCCATAGTTCTTGTATCTCCAGTAGCTAAAGCTTTCCCTAGTTTCTTTCTATCTTCTTTAGAATAAGGACCATAATGGTAAGAAGCTTGTGCAGTATATAGTCTAGGACTTTGACTTATAGTATCAGGCCTGTTTGTGTGTTTACTAGCCTCTTTCATCAAAGCTCTATCATAATCAGAAATAGCTTGATAAGCAGTTTCGTCTACCTCATCTAATGGTATAAGCTCTCCTCTAAGTAATCTTCCTCTATAGGGCTTACCATAATATCTAATATCCACTCCTGCTCCTAATGTGTTATCATCGTATAATTTAGCAGTATTATCTGTGAGAGATACATCATATCTTAGTGGATTTTCTAAATCATACAAGTAGGCTACAGACGTAGCTCTACCTAGAGGAGATACTTTATTGGGGCCTCCATCAGCATGTTTCCATTTAGCTGCATTTCTAGCAAAGTTAGCTTTCTTAACCATAGCTGGAGAGTAGTTTTCCTTATTTGCTAATACTTGAGAAGCAAAAGCCTGTACTGATTTACCATGTTTCTTCGCAGCAGCTGTAAAAGTTCCTCTCTTACTAGGTTTAATTCTTATAGCTCCTCCTTTACTATATCTATTTCCAAAAGGAGACATAGGTGAGAATGATCTCATATTTATAGGACCTCCGTAAGCTGAATAATTAGATAATATGTTCATATCATTGATTTCATCTATAGATCTAGCCGAGTTAACAAATGAACTCTGTACATGTCTATTTGCCGCATCTATTTTATTATTTAACTCTTTAACTTTTCTTCTGGCCTTAGCATTTCCAGTCAGCCAACCTGCTATAGAACTTCCAAGACCCGCAACTCCTCCTACAATAGCTCCTATAGGGCCTCCAATAGAGGCTCCACCCATTGCTCCAGAACCTATCGAGGATAAAGTATTTAATCCTCTTTGAGCTACGTTTCCTCCTCTGATATCTGAGTAAGTCACATAATCTAATGGATTATAATTGCCCCACTCATCAAGTAGTGACTCATTAGAGTAGGCTCCTACCTTATAATTAGTAGCAGAATTTATTTGATCTTCCACATCAGAAGTATCACCTATTCTAGAATTCTGCAGAGATGTCCCAATTACTCCACTAATCCCCCCTGCAATAGACCCTATATTATTTAACCAATCATTAGAATTTAATATAGAAGGTGTTTCAGGTATATCTTCTAGTCTAAGATCTGCAAGATTAAAAGATGGAGTATTAAGCAAATAAGGTTTTTGCTTTATATATCCAGTTTGATATCTCTTATTCATACAATAATATTTTATTTGCAAATATAAATCAAACTTATATTTTATGCAAGATTTATACAAAAAAAGTAACAATGAATAAAACAATTCTTTACTCATTGTTACTTTGATTGTAACTAATATAGATACTTAACTATTAAATCATGAAGTATAGTTCTGTTAGTATTCTCTGTTGTTCTGGAGAGCTTAAGATATATCCAAGGATTCCTAATTCTATCTCTATGATTAAAACAATCTCTTGGAATATTGGCCCTCCATATCCTAAATCTTTCTTTCAAAGAAGAGGGGATCGATGATAGATTAGATAGTTTTGTTACTCCTTTCTGATATTCATTCCATACATTTAAGGTATCAAAAGTTGAGTTAATTAATTCCCCGGATTTCCATGAATCCGATCTAAATTCAATATTAGTAAATATTTTATCTAGAATAGGGTTCTCGTTTACTATCACTGTAATATAGAATGGTTGATATTTATCGAAGTACATGTTATAATCCCCCTCATTATGGAGCCATAATTTATAGTTAGATTCTTTAGAGGAAGGTCTTATAAAAAGACCTCTATCTCTTATATTAGAGAAAAACGGAGTATTTTCATAGCTATAAAAGGAAGAGAATTGACCTAGAGGTTCTGAGAATGCCAAACATTCCTCTTTAGAGATGAAAAATACATCTCCATTTACTTTGTCATAGTATGTTACAAAACCTTCAAAGTCTATTGGATTCCATATATTCACATCTGTGGATCTACTATTTATCCAGGAGTGGAAACCTAACTTATCAGATAAATTAGCTATTTCTCCACTAAATAAGAATATACCTTTTGATATATCATCTATAAAATAAATTCCATTAGGAGTTTCTCTTATGGACCATTTATTCGTACATCCTATTGTATCTGATAAATATCTCTTTCCATCTACTTTTCCTGAATTTGCTAACTCTATAGGAATACCATCTGTAGAGGATAATGGAGTCCTTGAATTATATAATATATTACTTATTCCTCTGTCCTGAAAAGCTATAAGCTCATTATTAAATCTTCTTAAGGCTCTTATTTTTCCTTTATCTCCATCCAAGTCTAGAACAGAAGCTAAAGTTATATTAGTCCAGGAATCAATTAGTTCTCCATTAGTCTTAGTCTTTGTCCAAGTTATAGAATTGGGAAATTCTCTAACTTCAGTTGAAGAGTCAGTCATTCTATAGATAAAGTAATTGTTATCCTGAGAATATACTTTATTTATCTTATTGAAGTTGTCTATGTTAATATTGAGTAGATTTTTAGTACCCCTATTATCATCATACCTCCCATCTAAATTTATCCTAGTCTCACACATGAAAGATAAAACATCTACTACATTATTTTGGGATTCTGAATCAAATGGGTAAGTCTTTAAGCAGTCGTATCTTTGATAGTAGGTATCCCCCCAATTCCAATACACAATGAATCCCCTACTTTCAGATATGTTCTGTAGAGTTACATCTTCTCCAGCTATAAGCCATTCATTAGCCAACATAGCATCCTTAGTCATTCCTCCAAATAGAGTGGTTTCATCTATATTGTCTCTTATTATATCACATAGATACATAACTCCTCCTCCAGCGGATATATTATAACCAGGACTGAAATAATCTCCTATATCATCTGGTATTTCTATACTTCTAAAATTAAATATAGTATTTCCTAAACTTATATTTGTCCAGAAGGGAGGACTAGACTGGGTTTTGCCATAAGGAAGATTTATGATGCCGCCATTTTCAGATTTAATTTGTGGAAGTATCCATTGAGTATAATTCGTTTGATTATTGCTATCAGTATATATATCCCCCAAATTTATAACCAGGTGTTTAGGAGATTTATACTTCATACTAACAGCCCCAGTCAACTTAGTATCCATCACAGGAACACTGCCTCCAGAACCTGGATTAGTATATTCAGGGGTCCTTGCGTAACCTCTATATATATCTCTTGGTTTACCTTGATCACTAGATGATCCAGTTACAATTACCGGATAATCATAGTTTCCTGTTTCTCCCTTTACCGGAGATATTATAGAGTCTATATTACCATAATATGCTTTATCCCCCACATATATAGCAGATACCTCATTAGAATCCCATATAGACATATCAGGAAAATCTTTCCTACTCTGTATCATCACAGGAGTATCTAGATAATAAGTATTATAGGAGAATCTCATCATTGCTTCAGTTTTGGATTTTAACTTAGCAGATCCTCCTCCATTATCATTGTTAAGAGATCCATTTCTATGCCATAAGTATGTAAGATATCCCCAGGAATAATTTCCTCCTCTAGCTACTACCTTATCTCCTTTAACAGCATAATCCATCCACAAAACATCAGCTCCAATACTATACCATGCTTGTGCTATATCCAATTTAGAATCTAAAGAAATTTCCTGTCCTTCGATATACCTTCCATATCCAGTTGAGCTTCCTCCAGTATATGTATAAGTTAAAGTGGGGGAAGAAGTGGACAAAGTTCTGGTAACATATTTTGAACTTATAGGAACAATCCCTACTACTCTTATTCTATAGTTATATAGATTATCCATTGTAAATTCATCCCCCAATTCAATATCTGGAGAATGAAAAGTGAAAATTGAATGATCTACAAAAAACTCATCTCCGTAATTATTGATCCAATTAGAATGATTAGAAGTTATAAATGGAGTAACAAACTTCAAACTATTGAGTCCTGCATTTTGTATTTCACACTCTCTGTAGTTTACTGGAGGCAAATGCATACAGTGTCTAAACTCAGCCCTATAACCATGGCTATTAAAAGTGGTAGTACCCATATTATCCTGTTTTCCTATTCCAAATGGTCTAAATATCCAAGAGGACTGAGCATAAGGAGCATTATTGTATCTGTCAGAAGCTCTAAATACAGTAGGGCACACTATTCCTTGAGCTATGATAGTTCTTTCTGAAAATTTGGGATAAACCACCAGAGGTCTAGCACTAATATATCCATGTTCCTTTAGATATTTAGTTAGGATGTTATTGTTATCAAATATACCGCAAAAGCATCCAACATTCTGTTTATCAGTACCACTTCCAGTACTTATTTCTCTTCCGCCAGTTGGTTTAATATTATTTACTATATCATTTATAAATATAGGATTAGTCCAATTACCTACTTTATCTTGGAACTGTATTCCAAGTCTATAAGTTTCCCCATATTTAAATATTCTCTCTGTTGGATTAGGTAAAGTGTTTTTATAGCTATAAACCCCTTTCTGGAGTGGAAGCCTATCTAAAACTCTCTCTGTGCCAAATACTATATCAGCCTTTGTATTATTTTCTACCCACAAATGATCATTACTAACCTTAATGTCTCCAAGGAATAATGTACCGTCCTTATGTGATATAGTACCAAATACAGCTTCTACTCCTCCAACATATAAGAGCTTTGTAGGATCTTCAATGTCTCCATAATTCCCAGAATCTGTATAAGTTAAACTACCGCCAGTAGATGTTCCTATACTTAAGGCTATAACTCTTTTAACTTCTGGAGTTGCATTTATAGATGACCTAAAAATACTATATATTCTTACATAATCCCAAGAAGTATCTGGATTATAAATATTTATCCTAAAGGAATTGTTAGATAACTCTTCCGGAGAACCTCCTTTACCTCCAGAAGAAGTAAAATACAGAGGAGATGTATAAACTATATTGCTTTCTTGTAAATATTCGTTAACATATGTTATACAATATTGTATTACTCCACTAGAGAATTGTCCTCCGCCATCTATTGTATCTATAGTAACACTATCAGGAGATATTACCTCTTTCACGAAATTGAAGGAGTTATCCTTCCATTCTGTTTCAGAGGCTATGTTTATAACCCTAGGTTGATTTAGGCCATCTACCCAATATACCTTCTTGGAATTCTCATTTTCATATAATGAGATAGTTTCTATAGGATACTTTGGATTAAACTTCAAATCACCAGAGAATAAGATTTTTCCTCTTATATTTAATCCATCTAACCATATCTTGTATATTTTATCTTTAAAATCTTCAGAATCAATATCTTCAATGTTCCTCTCAGTAGCTGTCAAATCATTTATAGTACTAGACGAAGCATCTATATCTTTTATCTTCCCAGACGAGAATATTACTAATTCGTCATTAAGAAGAGACTGCCCAATTGGAATACCTTTTATAGAATCTCCTATCCCATAAATATAGGGGGATATATTTCCCTTCTCATTAGATATACTTAGCAGAGTATTATCATCTGTAGACATTATTCTAATATTCTTATTTTCATAAGAATATTGAGAGTTGAACGCAGAAACACTTAAATCTCTCTGCATCCCTCTAATTTTGAAAATAGATTGTCCCCGCTGCATATTAATATAGTTTTAATCTTTCCTTACTTCCATTGTTTTTAAAGCCAGTTCTATGCTCCCCATCCCTTATAATAAGAGTCCTCCAGGAGTTAAAGAAGGATTCAGCTTTATCAATAGATAATCTATTGAACTCAGATTCACAATCTCCTACAGCCCAAGCATACTCTTGTTGTACATTTTGCAGTACAGCTGGACTTATCTCCCCCAAATCAAATAGTACAGTAAACTGTTTTTTCTTAATATAGAGTTCAAGTGCTCTAGTAAAGCTACTATTATCTGGAATAAGAGGGTATCCATCTTCATCAGTAGCTATAGCTTCATAGGATATCTCTATATCTCCGTCTTCAATAGATGTATATATAATATTGCCCTGTATTTTATAGGTTAAATCGTTTACACCTCTTTTATAATCATGCTTACATTCACTCATATGGAATGAGTCTGTAGAATATCTGAAGGCTGCTCCTCCAACTTTCCTTATTTGAATAACTTGGTAATAGTCACAAGGAAGAATAGCTCTATATTCTTTCACCCTAATTATTTCTGTTTTTTCTTCAAATATACTAGGTGTTCCAACAATCCTCATGAAATCTACACAATAGTCAACTGCTGTCTCTAATGTTATATCTTGCATAAGAGGATGTCTGAGTATTTTATCTAAAATTAATTTTATACTTGAATATTGTTCAGCCATATCTAAATAATTTATATCATAAAACTATCTACTATTCCCTCCTTTATATTTTGCTTTAGTTCTTTCTTTATATTTCTATTTAGATGAAAAGTATAGAAAGATTTATTAGTAAAATTAGCTACATTTCTATTATAGTAGATTTTAAATATTTCTTTTTCTTCCACTTTAATAAGTGTTTTATTCTTATAGGATTCCTCATCTTCATACCATAATTTAAGAGTTCTATCCCAGTCGATAGGGAGATTAGTCTTGATTTTATTTCCTTCTAAAACAATATTAGCTTTATATTTTCTTATTTCTAATTTTCCCAATCTACATGGTAACGTAACATCATCACCTTTTGATAATAAATCAGCCAGTAATTTATTTACTTTTCTAATGATAGAAAAATACTGAGATTCTGTAAGTATATATTTAGATTCTTTTGGTTTAGTCTTCCTGTAAAATTTATATCCGTCATAAACTCCATATGAGTTTTTTATTTTATGATGTCTACTTCCTTTTACTTTATTAACTAGACCTCTAAACTCTTCATAGCTTATTACCTCTTCTGGATTAGCCATAGTATTATTCTAATTGTTTTTGAAAATTACTCTTTGTATTCCTAGCTATAAAGGAGGCCATATCAGATAGATCATCCTTAGCATTATTATTAGGATCAGTCGGTCTGTAAGAAGCTCCCAAAAGTTCTTTAACTGTCAGCTCTACAAGAGGAGAAATAAGAGAATCCTCTATAGGAAATTCTCTATCTAATATATCGCATGGGATTTTACCTTCTTCATCAGGACACTGGAGGTCAGAGGCTCTGATAGAATTAAAAAATATCCCAGTAAGTCTTACATGTTCAAGGTATAGATGTTGAGGATTACAAGACTTAAAATATAAATAGTTGTCAGGACCGATGGAACAATAAATAATGTTCTTTAGAAATTTGTTATACCCTACATATCTCATCCTGTCCCTACTAACATAAGCTATATCACCTTGGTAATAATCAACTGGATACACCTTAGGTATTCCAATTTGCATAAGAAATGGTATCTTATCTTTGCTTCTAAGATATATTCCTCCCTCACAAGGTTCACCGGATATAGCAGGAACCTGAATTAAGTCTAAACATATAGTCTGATAATTACTGGAAGGCATTCGCTTCTTAACATTAGAATATCTTTGTTTAAGTAGAAAGGCCCTATATTTATCAAGAAGGATTATAACATGGTCTTCAGTGAATGTAGAATCATCAGAATGTAGTTTAAGTTCATCCAAAACTAAATAAGTCAACTCTCTAAATGTACTCATATTTGTATATAATAAAAAATCCTTATTGCAAAGATAAGTAAAATTTATTCTTGCAACAAGGATATTATCATTTTTCTAGTATAAATATTATATTAATTATTATAGAAATGGATTATATTTTATAGTTTCTGTAACATTTCTTATAAACTCTGGATATGGTAATAAACAATTCGATCCAAATAAGCAGGTTAAAGCTTCTCCAATAGCTCTATAATCTTCTTCAGTTATAGTTTTATTATAGCCTATCTCTAACATTTCTGTAATAAATAGCACTGCTATTAACCTATTTACTTTTCCATAGGATATGTATCCAAGTTTTGTCAAAGCATTAAAATAAGAAATCAATGAGTTCGACAAGTATTTATTTACAGCATCCATTACCAAATAAATTTTTTAATTCTTTATTCCTAAAGAATTTGTTCCAAAATTGTATAGCTTGAAGATAATTTCCTGCTTTGATAGATAGTTCAAAAGCTTTAAATCTTAAGATACAATCTATAAACACTTTCGGAGGGCAACAGCATGATGTTCCAATAGTTTTTACAGACGGCATGAAACTTTGGTATATTCTAAAAAAGTTACATACAGGACACATAATTATGTCATCTTTATCACTTCTACAGTACACAAATAGTAAGTTATCAGATATATCCAAAGATTCTTTGGGAATCTCTAGTCTAAAAACTTTAGACCGATCAGAATTAATGCTTTGATATATAGGAGACGAACTAGGCATCCCTTCAGTATAAGTATCTTGATTATCTATCACCACTTGTTTAGGATAAATACCCTCAGTATCTGTGCATTGAACCTCTATTACCAATAATGTTCCTTCTGGATTAACATATAATTCATTAAATTTCATAGCACTCTATTATAAAGGTAATAAAAAAATAGGGAGACATTAGTCTCCCTTAATTATTTAATAGCCCTATGCAGAGACATCAAGTGCTGTAATTGTTAATCCAGTAGCAGTGTTAATAGCTGTGATAATGTCATTAGTAAGTCTATTACTAGTCTGATTATTATCTCCAACCTTAGGAACTACGATTGTAATATCCTTCTCTGATTTCTGAACAGCCTCATTAGAACCAACATAGGCATAGTGAATGTCGATAGTATTATATTTCAAATCGGGGTTCACCAAGTACTTGGTTCTGATAACGTTAGGGAATCCCACCATTCTATAAACATCTCCTCTCTCACCCATACAGAAGTATTCAAGATCTGCAATTTTATGTCCATCGGGAATACTATTAGTTGAAGCTTGTTTCTCTACCAAACCCCAAATTCTATCATCACCATTAACTATAATAGTATCTGGCATAAGAGTGAAATTTACAGGGACTTGAGGGAATGTACCAAGTATCCATTCTTGAGGAACCTCTTCTACTATCAAGCCACTGGCATCTCCACCAGTAAGAGCTACAGGAGTAGCCTCTAATTGTACTGCTGTTCCATCTGTACCAGCTATAGAAATCATAGCTGCTATACCTGGATTAGCAGCAACCAAATCCTTCAAATCTTTGATAGTTTTCTTAGCAGCTGTCAAGGAAGCCCTGATAACGGTAAATCCATCTTCTTGTGTTACTCTGAAACCTGCATTTGTAGCAGTAATAGACTCTACAGCAAATTTAATAGAGTTCCCTATTACCCCATTTTCTACTGCAGTTACTGTAATACCAGTATTAGTAGTCATAGTAACTTTAGCTGCAGTTCCTTCCAAGCTAAAGTCCAACAACTGTTCTGTTTCTCTTGAGAAGTTCTTTTTCAGTGACTTGTAAAGCTCTTGATAAAAACTGCCTGCTGTCATTCCTGACACTGCATGGACCATGCCATATTTAAAGCATTGATCTTCCTCAGACATACCAATATAGTTTCTAAAGGCAATTCTAAGGATATAATCCTGACCAGCCACCGGAGATCCGCCATTCACAGTAGGATCTAAAGTTACCTTGTATTTAGCTAATTCATGAGCCAGATCATTAGCATCTGTTGCTTTAGCATACATGATATTTTTAATATCTATTAGGTCACTTCTTAGCATACCTCCAGCTCCCATGTATTCAAAATACAGGTGATTTTTTGCTGTGTCAGATTTTACTGCAATAGAGCCGACTGCGTCAGTTGAAATAACATTAGAGGGTTTTAATGCTTCTGCTACATAAAGTTGTCTTGCTTGATTTGTACTAAATGTCGCCATTTTAATATATATATTAAATTATACAATAGATTATTTATGCACCTGATGACCATATAGCCTTAGCAAGAGAAACTGCTCTATTAAGTATAGCCCTATGGATTACAGGATTTAGTTTACACTCTGTTACTTTTGTTTCATTATTTATACTTACCCCATAGCCTGTCAGATCCTCTAAGATGATAGGATCTGGTCTAGAAAGATACCTGACAGTGTAGGATTTTATATTGTATTTACTAACTAATTCTGCTTTAGTTCCAATAGTTAATCTCAAAACCCTTCTATCATTGGGACCTCTAAATGGGTTCCTCGATACATTATAAAAGTTGTCTTGAGATACTGGAACTACGATTACATCTTTATTGTTTGCACATCCTAGAGATTCATCACTTAAGTTAACAGATTCATAAGTTATAAACCATAGATCTTCCGGTAGTTGAAAGAATATAGAATTCTTATGAGCCTCATTCTCTATCTTATCACTTAAAGTAACTTCTTTAACTAAGTTACTTATATATTCTGTAACTTCTTCAGTATTTTCAAAGGATTCCCCATTGAATCTCCCATTATATATATCTATCACTATAGATTCTTGGGATTGAGTAAGTAAGACACTCTTCTCATACTCATTCAATGGAGCTGCATTATTACTCATTAGATTATTATAAAGTATGTCAAACTCATTAGAGAATTCTTTATTATTCATACTATTTTAACTTTGCTTCTAAAGAAAATTTCAATTCCTGATGCTTAGGAGAATTAAGGAATCTAGCAGCTATATTCAGAGTAGGTTCCTCATTAATCTCACATAGGGGAGTATTATCACTCTTCAAGTATAAATAGTTTCCTCTACTTGAAATGAGGCCTGCTTCAATACTTTTCTTTATAAGAACCTTAGTACTAAGCAGGGGATCAGTAATCACTCTTAAAAAGAGTTTGCTGTCTGCTTGAATAAGACTATTAATTTTCGTTTGCAAAAATTCCAGTTTAGCAGTGGGAGATGTAGGTCTTCCGTCTATAGATTCTATTATTACTCTTAATGTATCTATATCATTTTCTACCTTACCGAATTCCTTATAGCATCTCATAGTATTACTCATATTTCCTCTAGCAGATTTAATCTCATCACCTTCTGTTACAATAACAAACTGATAGGTAGCTTTTGGATGGTCCTGTAATTCCTGTAATGAAGAAGCGATAAAATCTTTATTGGCTAGTAGTATCTTATATCTTATATAATCCTCCGGGTTAGATAAATCAAAATAATTATCTTGCTTCTTCAATGTTACCTTTGAAATTCCATTTTCGTTAGAGTCATCCCAGAAATTATCGACTTTCTTGTAGATACTTAATGAATTATATTCAAGCCCCATAATTTCCTCTAGAAAAGCTTTCTCAGCATCTGTAAGAACATTTACAAACATACCAGAAGATAATCTAGGAACTACGAATGTTCTGCTAGCATTTTCAGCCATTCCTCCATATAACACATGTTTGGGGTTTGTGATCATTCCTCCTTCTTTTGGTATATGTCTTACTATAACTCTCTCTTTTCTCAAACAATTAATTAGAGCATTATTCTTTGCAGTGTTAGATTTCTCCAACACTTCAGAAGCATTGCTCTCTCCTTCAAGATTGTGATGCAACTTTGAAACCTCTCTCATAGAGACTTCTCTGATAGAATCTTCATCTATTTCAAATTCAGGTGTCTCGTAATTTATATTTTCTTCTACTTTATTTTTTGCCATATCTTCTCCTTTCTAAAAAAAAATAGGGAGTAGGAGTACCTACTCCCATTATATTAACCCTGCAGTATAGCAGGAATAATTGACATAGTTCTCGTAGGATCAAGAACACAGATACCTAAAGTGGCCATTCTATGAATAACTGCCGAGTCCTCATCAAAAGACATATAGGGATTACCCTTCTGTCCTGTATATGGATTTCTCACATTTTTTTTATGTTGCTAATACATCGTTTCCATGTATTATCTCTAACTTTCATTAGAGTTCGGACTATATCTTCATCACTTAATATTAAGTGAGCAAGGCGTTTCAGTAGTACTTACTACTTACTCCCATCTGGGATAGTCTCTGAACCTTCATATATACTAGTATATATGCTTGGCTGCTGATCATCCAATCTTTCACATTGTTTCTTTTTATGAATTATATTTTTGAGAGACTGATATTCTATATTAAAAAGTTTAGCTATTTGATTGACTGTATATAATTCTCTTAATTTCCCTATCTGATTAACTTGGAAATCTGTTAGAATAGTCTTCTTGGGAACTTGTTTACAAATTTTTCTTGAACCAAATTTAAATGAATGAATGACATTTTCTTTTGGAGTTACCCATTCAAGATTTTCTATTCTGTTATTAGTTCTATTCCCATCTATATGATTAACTATATCTCTATTCTTAGTTCTAGGGATAAATGCTTTGGCAACTAATCTATGGACTGGTTGAGAAGTCCATGTTCCATCAAGTCTTTGCACAGAGCATCTGTAGTAACCATCTCTATCTTTAGGAAATTCAGTCAAGATTCTCTCTTTTCTACTCTTATTAGCAGCTTTTCTTATTCTACCAATTGAGCTTACCTCTATGCCTTTATATTCTAGCAGAGGCTTCCATAATTCTTTAACTTCCATATTTAAATGTTTGAAGTTTAAAAAGCAGTGAAAGCTCTAAGGAACTTCCAGCAATTAACCTTGTTTTTCTTTACTAGCTCTACTTCTGTTTCTAGGGGAGAACTTTGGGAGCTGAGAAATGTGTAAAGGCTTACGCCGTTAACCCCCATTGATACCCTCTATATTCTGTATCACCTTTAATCTTACACTTAAAGATATTCGGCTGATCCATTGTTCCAATATACATAATATCATATCTGTAGGAATAAGCCACTCCTCCAAGAGGATGAAGTATCTTATTTCTAACTGGATCATCGTACATAGGATCTACATCAATTTTAACTCTGACTCCATTGGGAGCTTTGTACTCAACAAATTGGAATCCTGCAGACAATGCATTTGTATGTAATCTAGACTGGGTTTTCTCTATTACTCTAGTAGAACTATTATCCAATACAAATTGGGTCCAACCTGAAACTACATTCAATACAGCTTTATGGAATTGGATAGCTCCTCTTTCACCTGTTTTGATTAAGAAATATCTATCACCAAAATCCAACTTGGATGCAGATAATTCATACAAGGCATCTTCAAGAAGTTTCAAGCTGAAAGTATTATAATACATAGTATTAGCTACTTCCATTTGCTCAAATACATTATGTTATCATAGTGGCTCTTTATCCACTATTTCTTCATATTACTATGAAGTTCGGACTATATATTCATTTAGATTACCACATCTAAATGCAAAACTCTCGTGGAGCATTACTATTGTAATGTTGGGAGATCTCTTCCCAAGTTTTTAGTCTCTTTAAAGGCTCTAAGTTTAATATCATTCCTCAAGAGTATTCTTCTTATCGTACTCTTATTTTTACCAAACTTTTTTCCTATGTCTACTGTACTATAACCATCTAAATATAAATCTATTATCATAGACTCCTCAAGTTTATTAGTCTTTTGCAAACCTAAGCCATAAATTATATTAGATCTCTTTAATAGACTAGTAATATTAGGTACTCCAGTATGCAAAATTTTAGCTATTTTATATGCTGGAATCCCAGAATTAAACATGTTTATTATTAAGTCCTTGTCTAATTCTTTAGTGGTTCTAATAACATTACCCCCAATAGACATATTATAACCAAATTTATTATCAGTAGAATTAAAATAAGAAATCCAATACTTTTCTCTATCATTAAGTTCTTCTATAGTACACTCTTCAAGTAATTCTATATAAAAGTTTTCTTCACCATATTTTCTTATCGCTTTACCTATAACATAATCTTTGTTATTTCTTGCAGCAGATAAATGATTTTGAAATCTCAATTTTAAGCTTACTTTAGTCTGTCCTATATAAACCTTATTATTTATAGTATTTCTTATTATATAGATTCTACCATATTTAGTCATAATATAAAGAGTTTCAACCTCTAGTCTCTACACTACTATAAGCTTTTTAGTTCCTATAGTTAGCTCGGTATTATCCATCTCAGGACTTCCACCGACTTAGTTTTGTTAATTTTAATTTCTTGACTGCTTATGCAGCTAGCTGGCCTATTTGAGCCTTTAAACCAGCACCTGTCTTAATCGCATTGCCTGATTTACCGATATTCATATACTCCCCATTGGAATTTCTGTTAGAAGTACCAAACGCAAGAGCATTGTTTTTGTATTCAGAGAATTGTTGTTCAACTTCCCAATCTACATTATGCATCCACGTGGTAGCTATAGACTTGGTAAGTCCTCCGTTCTCAGTTGCTTTAGTCATAGGTATGCCCACAGCAAGTTTCTTTGTAAGAGCAGAACCTGGAACCTTATGTTGAATTCTTATTGTAGACCACTCATTTCTCATGGAAACAGGACTAGTGAATCTAACATCACCTACTTTCCTTGATAATTCCTTCTCTACTGGAGCGAAATCTACAGAGAATCTTTCCCCTGCAAGGAGTCTCTCTGCAGGGCATCCTGCAGTATTACCTCCCATCAACTCAACTTTGTACACCGCATTAGTTCCCTCCATTCTGGGGTCACCTAGTATTCTGAATGGATATACTTGGTTCAAATGACCAACAATTACTTCTCCATCAGCAAACCAGTCTTCAGGGAAGACTAAATAAAAAGGAGTAGTACCAACACCAACATTAGGGCTTCCTGCAGTAACAGGAGTGCCATTCTCATCTCTTGCCTCTACAAGAGGAATATTTCTCCTTGAAGAACCTATTACATCCCAGTAATACTCAGTATCATCTTCAAATTCTCTAACTGGGAACTGATTTAGGAATGTGTCAAGGGTTTTACCTCTGTAATAGGCAAGCAATTGAACCATAAGGTTGGTAGCTTTTTGTGGAGCTAATTGGAAGATAGAACCCAAGTGGTTCTCTTTTGTTAACAATCTGTTATCCTAAGAGCTTTTTATCTCTTAGTTCTTACACTTTACCATTGTGTAAGTTCAGCATACATTTTCATACTATTCAGTATGTTGGATACTCGTGGAAGAATTATATTCTATGTGATTATAAATACATGCTTTTCTAATCATAGTTTCATCTTCTATGCGTTACACTACCTTTATATATTATTATAAAGGTTAGCTCGGTATTACCCTTTAATTTTATTTGGAGGGCTTCACCGATTTTACCCAATTTTACAAGGGCTTAACTTGTGAGTCAACCCTTCCAATGTTGGAAACCTACCATTTGGAATTTTCCTAATTTTCCTGCCATTTCTGTTGTTTTTTAATAGTTAGATATGTTTCATAAAATTATGAAAGACTTAGACTACACATCTATTTCCCATCCTTTTCCAATAAAGGACTCTGGATCATCTTCAACCCCACTTACAAATTTTAAATTTCCGTCTGATGTTCTTGATGTGTTGTTGAGAGTGTGTTCTAGCTCTCTAAGACCTTTCTTTACTTCTTTTCTCACTTTATTCTTTACTAAATTATCCAAATTTTTAAAGCCATCAGTTAGTGTAAAAAGCAACCCAATATTCTTAAGAAATTCAGTTCTATTCTCCATTTCATATCTCTGAATAGCTGTGAATAATTCTCCAGTCTCCGGGTCTTTATAAACAGGCTTACTTATATTATCATAAATCTTTCTTCTAGTTACCTTGTCTACTTGTAAGTCTCCAAATATTTTAGTATCTTCAAGAATTGATCTTTTTAAATCTTCTGCCTGTTTCTTTCTTTTTTCTACTTCTTTTTGTTCTTCTTCTTTTGCTTCCCTTATGATGTTATCATATTCCGATTGGAAGAATTCTTTATTACTTGCTAAAGCCTCTTTTGCATCCTCTATATCAGTACCAGAGCTAAATGATTTCTGTACCTCTCTCTGTGCTCTTTCCGTACTATATCCCCTATTTATGAAGTCAGTATAAATAAGCTGTTTTCTTAACTTTTCTCCTTTGTCACTTTCATCAATAATATCATTCTCTTGAAGAGAGTTAAAGAACTCTAATGCTTTTTCACACCTTTGTATATCCGAAATAGATACTCCAGAGTTCAAAGCTTCATCTATTCTCTTCTGCCTATCATCTAGCATAGAGTGAATTTGCTTATTCACAGCTTCAGCAAAATCTTCAGCTGAAGATATTTCTTCAACTTCATTATCTTCAAGGGTTTGGAAGATACCTTCTTCTTTCAAGGCTTTGGCAACGGAAGAGTAGAAGTGTTTATTGGGAGAAGCATCCTTACCCTTTTCAGAATAAGTATCTTCCCTATCCCCTGTATTGTTCTCTTTTCCACTACCTACGCTCTCTGGTGAATCAGTAAATAAATTATCTACATCAATAACCTCAGTAGTTTCATTATCTTTATCATTTTTATTTTCTTCAGGATTGTCCCCATCGTTATCTTGGGGAACCTCCTGTGTTTCTTCTTCCTCTGAGAATAGATTTTCTATTTCATCTGATCCCAGAATATTGTCTAAACTAAGCTCTTCAGTCATATTTGTTTCTCCTATTTATTAATAAACAATGCAAAGATATATATAAACCAAATTTGCAACAAGTATTAAAGAGGAGTTATATTAATAATATAAGTAAATTATTTACACTTAGGATAAGTAAAAAAAAATAAAGGGCAAGATAACCTGCCCTTTATAATTAGTTTTCCTTGAAATGATTCCACAATTTTGAATTACTCTTACAATCATCATCTTTGAACCAGTATAATATAGCTGCTTCAATGACTTTCTGGTCTATATCTTCTCCAAACCATGACTTGAATAATTCACTACAGTTATGATAATGCTCATTAATAGCTACATACACATCTGCATGAGTAAAAGATTGTGGGATAACTCCTCTATATCTTTCACACACTTCTTTAGCCTTAGCCATACTGAATTTTTCACCAACATATTTTCTACCACCTTCATAATGGTACATGTTAGATACCAGATATTTTGCATATGATTCATTAAAATGTTCATTTCCAGAGTTTTTCTTCTCTCTAGCCATTTTCATTATTTCATACATATCTTCTTCAGTCAAGCTATCGGACATTCTGTTAAATCTTTCAAAGAGACCTCCTCTACTTCTCTCTGGGTTAAATGAACTTGATATATCATGATGTCTGTTGGAGTCATAAGCACTTCCATACATCAAATGATAGTCATCGTTACTAGAATGATTATTTCTAGTATGTCCAGACATAAATTCCTTGAATTTATGCATGAATTCTTGTTCACTTATACCTTTACTTCTGAGATATTCCATCAACATAAGTTCATCCATAATATTATTCTTTAGTAATTAACATCTCTTTGAAACTCTCTAAATCTGTTGTATCAAATACTAACTTCTTATCGGTAAGAGGAATACTGAATCCTATAGTTCCCCCTCCTATTTCTATATCCCCTATATAAGGAGCTTTAAAGGTAAAAGGTTGAGTAGTCATAAGATTTTCAGTTATTTCAGATAATATACCCTCTATATCTATGTTACCATTATCATCAGATATTAAATCTAAGATACTGGTAATTTTACTTAGTTTCTTATCTAAGGCCCTAGTAACAAGAGGTTTTACAAATCCCATCATAGGGGAAGTTTTAGACATAGAATCCAGTTGGGTAAATATATAAGACCTCAATTTATCAGTTAATTGCATTGTAGTCACCATATTACATATTTGCTTTAATAAATTCTTCATAAGTTACTTCAGGGTGTTGTTTACTAAACTCCCTAAATTTTCTAAACATTTCCATTTCCCTATTAGTTTCATCAATTATTTTATTCTTCAATCTCTTGACTATTTTTAACTGATGAGATAATAATTCTTTACCTTCTGGAGTATTTTCTATTCTGCCTTTCACCAAGTTCAAAATTTCGGAATTTACCATACTTTGAATCTTAGTATATATTTCGACATAATCCTCATCCTGTAACAGTTTACTTTTTTGTTCATTAGTCATGGGTTCTATCTCTGCATCAATATCATCCCATATTAACTTTTGAACTGCAATAGGTTGTTGAACAACCTGTGTTTGTTGTTTCAACTGTTTAGCTACTTCCAAATTTTGCTTATATCTCTCAATCATTTGGAGTTGCTCATCAAGGCTGTTTCCTATTATACTACTTCCTAATAAAGGATCTCCACCTAATATAACTTGATTTACTGGAACCATATCTTATAATTTAAAGTTAGTAATGAAGGATAAGGGGTAATATACCCCTTATCTTTAAGCAGCAGGAGCAGTACCAGAAGTTATAACTCTTGGACACCCGCATTGGTTAGCTCCTACATATCCTGTAACAGTAGGTTCATTCGGGAGAACTACCTGACCATAAATTACATTGCAAGTTTTCCTATCTGTGTAATTTATTCCGGCAGTGAATGCTTTATCAATTTCACATTGAATCAACTTATCCTGATAGGGTCTTATAGCAGCATTGATAGCTACTTGAGCTTTCAAATCACTCAATTCTTTCATTATAGCATCATCAGAGTCTCTTTGAGATTTATACAAGCTAAAGGCATCAGCATTATGCTTAGCGGATAACATATCAAATCCATCTCTAGTAGATTTATAAAGACCAAAATCAGCATCTACTTGACTCTTGTACAATCCAAATAATTCACTATCAATAGTCTGTCTATCTGCAAATCTCTGAGATTGCTGCACTAAAGCCCAATCATATAATCCTTTTTGTAGAGCTAGGGTATCTTCACAACCTTTTTCCCATGCTTGAAATGCAGAAGGGGATGTAATTCCGTTACCAGCAGTACTCAAACCATTGATATTAATGTTAGCCCCATCTAACATGCCTGACCCAGAAGTTCCAAGACCTCCGATAACAGAGCTTCTTCTATTTCCAAACAATGCCCAAGCACCAAGAGCTGTACCAATTATACCTAATGTCAACCCAGCATTAGCTTTGCCATTGATGTCTTTTCTGCCATAGCCATACCCATAGTTGCCATCAACAGGAACCTCTTTGATTGTTTGCTTTTCAATAATTTCCATAATAGCAATTTTTGAAATTAGTTAATATTCTATTTATTCTTGTAAGCTTACATGATACAAAGATATAAATAGAATATTGTGAATCCTATTGATGCTAAGGTAAACAAAAAACCCCTCTAAGTTATTACACTTAAAGGGGTTATATAAAAATAAATTATCTTCATATTACTAACTACTTGTTTACTACTTTATCATGCTTCTTAAATACCTCTAAAATCTTAATGTAGATATAAGTTAAAAGGTAAGAATCTACTTCATCATTATCTACTTGCGGGCTATATCCTATAAATTCCCATATAGCATTCTTAATATGCTCTGCCTCATGAACAATGCTGGCTTCCTCTTTAGAATTTACTGCTACTATAGAACATCCTTCTGGAAAGATTCTTGTAAAAGCGTTAGGCTCTATACTACCTTTATGCATATCCTTAACTTCTTCCCATTTATCATATATAACTATAACTAACTTATAGTTAAATATAGGTATATTTAATCTTCTTTTTGTTATCATACTTCCCTCCTAGTTTCAATCATATTAATAAATTCTATTATGGACATTAAGCAAGCTGTGATTCTAGCTTGCTGCGCAAGCTGTGATTCTTTACTCTTCTGGATGAATTCGTCAAGGTCTTTTCTGGACCAACTCAGTTCTTTAAATCCTGCTATATGCTCACCTCTAGGTAATTTTCCAGCTCTTACATAGTTATCAAATGTTGCTCTACTAACATTTAAATATCTACAAGATTCATACTTACTTAATCTTCTTTCTCTATCAGTTAATTCTTTCAGTACAGAAATTAATTTAATTGTTTCATCTTCCGTCAAATTAGAATTTCCAGCATCAATATTATCTACTAACTTCAGTAAATATTCTCTAATTAGATTAATCATTGCTTCTCCCTCCATATTTTAAGTGAAAGTACAATACAAAAAATAAAAATATACCTGCTATTATCATATTAAATAACAGCAGGTAGAAATCACTTAAAGGTATTATGATATAGTTATCTACCATTGCTATTACTTTGTTTACTACTATATAATGTATAAACATCCTATGATACTTACAAAATTTATAAACATAACTACTAATATACATTGGAATAGTAGTTAATATAGATGTACCGGCAATATATGAAAGTATATCTAGGCTAATATCATAGTATATTAACACATTATCTAGTAAACTAAGGAGAGCAATAATTATTGGAACATATTTCACGCAGATCAATTCCAACTTATAGATAACTAGCCTTCTCATAGTTAAACCTTATCTTTTTCTCTTCTTCTTCAGCTCTCTTCTCCTTCTAAGAGAGGAAGCTCCAGTTGTACCATTTAATGCCCTAGGTCTTCCCATAATTATTTACTTTTACTTTTACCTTTTCCTTTGCCTTTCCCTTTACATCCACTTCTTTTCATCATAATCATTCTATTTTAATAGTTAATTCTTCTCCTCTATTCTTACCTTCTAAAAGGCTGGAATAAAGTTTTTTAAATGTAATAGTACTATTACTAATAACTCCATTACTAGTGTTTTCCCCAACTAGAATGCACCCAAGAGTATCACCTACTTTGTTTCCCACGTGAATGAGAACTCCGTCATAACCTTTAACATCAAGAAGTCTAGGCAACTTCCCATTACAAAACTTAGCCCATACTCTATCTTTAAATTTAGGACTTACTATATCTAAGGTAATCTTATAAATTCCCTTCGGTATAGCTGTGTTACCATAAATTTTCTTTGATTTAATTTCTTCTAAAGACATTGAACTAGTTAGGTCTCTGTCAGTGTCCTCTAATGTATCACATTCATATTTACCATTAATATATAGCTGTCCTATGGTATAATTATTAGTTTTTGATACTCTCTTTAGATTTAATTCCATATACCTGTTTTATTATTCTTTTTCATCCTCTTCAGTACAAGGGTCTACCTCTCCTAAAATATCCCTAATTTGATTCTCAGTATAGAATTGTCTTTTAGTACAAATATTATCCAAGCAGGAATTGTTTAATAATCTATGAATAATACCCTTCAATCTATATACTTCTACTCTATTATCTTCAGCAAGTTTAATATAGAATTGAAGCTTTCTATTATTATCTCTTACTATATCCTCATAAAACTCTAGAGATTTCTTTAAGTTTTCTATCTCATTAGAGTCTACTTCCGTATTATATTTTCTTCTGGCTAGTAACCAGGTTACTATACCTGTAGCTAGGTTAGTACCCAAAGTTACAATTCCTGTAATTAAACTTGGATCCATATATTAAAAATTATTTTTTACTTTCAATCTCTTTAATTGTATTTTTAAAAGATCTACATGCATAGAATAAGGATACAGAAGAAGTTTGTAAAAAAAAACATATCTCCAGCGGTTTGACCATCTACTTTTCCTCCTATACATAGCCTACTTCCTCCTGTAAAGGTACTAGCTTGAATATTTAACACATAATTACTATTATGATAGTTGAATTTAGTTAGATAGGTTACAGCTCTATTAGTATTGATAGGTACAAGATTATTCCTACCTAGTATTTAATATCCATATTGCAAGGTATTTGCTAATACTCCTTTAATCTCAGAATAAATCTCTGGATTCCAGCCAGGATATAAGACAGTAGTTATAAACTCTGATTGACCAGCAGGTCTCACTTGAAGTTGTATATTCCCCTCAGTAATATTTTTCACTAAAAATCCAATCCCAGGGTTAAAATCACCTGCTGGTATATTTCTTAGTACACTCACTTGCAGAGAATTAATAACCTCTGCTCTATTTATAATTCTATTATCCATTTTATATGCCTATTAAAGATAAACAAAGATATACAAATAGTTTGATATAATCAATTATATAAATAAAATATTTACTATTACTTTATCACCTCTATAAATCTACTTTTTCTAACTGTAGAATAAGGATTATTTTCTATAATATCAACTTTCAATACATTATGTTTTTTCTGAAATAATCTAACAAGCCAGCATTTGTGGGGAGGCTTTATAGTTTCCTTATCTACACTCCAAACTATATTAGTTTCAGTAGTAAATTCTGGATTAACTATTATGGTGTTAGGATATCTCAAGCCTAATTGTAACTTATACCATTTATCCCCTAGCACAGTATCCATATTAATAGTTGCATCCTTAAATATAGTGTCTCTATAGAATATAGTATCTTTCTTAGAAGATTGAGCTAATAGGTATTGCATTTGCTTTAACTTACTATCTTTTATCTTAAGTTCTTTCCTGACCTTATTCATTTGCTCCAGAAGAGAATCATTGTAGTAGTCTAATTGTTCTATTCTAAATTGAAACACTCTACTCTCATCTTTTAAGATAGAATTTTCTGCAGAAAAGGCTTTTTCATTAGCTAATGAAATGGAAAGTTCATTAGCTAAATTTCTGGACCTATTGTATAGTACACAAGTACTAACCATAAGCAGACCTAATACTATTACTAGTATAATCCATAAATATTTCTTGATAGTACTGATCATACATACTAACATTTATTATCTTATTAGTTGCATTTTAAGCATTATTTCCCTGTTCTGTTTCCTCCTGCAAAGCCTGTTCTTTGGCTTTTTGGTAGCTTAGATGTTGCTCCGGTGTAATCTCCCTTACGGACGAAGCGTCGAAGTCTGCCGGCGTGTACATCGCTTTTACTCCCTCGTAAGTCTTTATATCGTCGCCTTCTTGGTAGGTAGTCAGGTAATTACCTTCCGTTGCCGGAGTGATTTTTTGATAACTTTTTTCTTCTATATTCATGGGTATTTGTTTTTTATGTGGTTTTGTTTGATTGAGTTCTTTTCTCCCTTACATTGAATCGGCGAAATTAACCGTCCAAT